CCTAAGTCTAGGCTATCAAAGGGCTTATGGCGACTCAAGGTGCTAACGCACTAAGTGTTACTACACTACGGTAGTGCTAACACACCTAGTGTATTTTCACTAAGTGTGCTCACCCTAGTTCGCTGGCAGGGTGGCGCACCCCCCGGTGGAAGAAGCAAGTTAAGCTGGGACAAATAGGATGACTACATAAAAAAGCCCCCCTTTCGGGGGGCGACTTACCCAACTAGCCTAACCTTCCCCTTTCCTATGAAGGGCACAGTCGGTCAGGCTTACCTCAAGTTCCTCGACTTCCTCACCGTCGCAGAACCCCTTTTCAGCCAACTCGATGTAGTGTGCAAGGTTTTCCTTCCTTCTCCGTTCTTCCTCTTTTGCCCAGCTTGCCTCTTCCCCGCGAGCATCCAGGCCCATGCGGGTTGCCGACTGTCGCTTAACAGCCCAGAGGTCGTGGGTTGCCCCGTTTACCTCAACCACCGGGATGGTAAATAGGGCAAACTCGGCAAATGACAGCTCCCTGCAAAGGTGGGCACCCAAGGGGGGCAGGGCACCCATGGCATCTTGGGGGATGCCGGTAATTTGGGCGAACTCGGAGTTGCTGAACATCTGTATGCTCCTCTTGTGGGGGTGTTGTTGACTCTCTTTGACCCCTTACTCTGGGGGGCAGGGAGAGGCACCCCTCTTGCGAGGGGCACCCCACTTGGACTACTCAGTCTAGGGGGTGAAGTACCCCTCCACAGGACTAAGGTCGTCCATCTTTCCGAAGTAGAAGAACCTAAACCCCCCAATCGCCCCAGTCTTCCTATCTTTCGCGTGGGGGTCGTACCCCACGAAGTGACTACCACTCACGAGGGTGGGCTTGTCCCCAGTCGGGGGGTGGACCGTAGCCCACCTATATCGCGGGGCTTGGTCTTTCTTCCCAAAGTACCAAAACCCCCAGGTTTTCCCATACCCGCCACATTCTATGGCTTGACTAATCGACGCAGTGCCGCAGAACCGCGGAGCTTGCGTATCTTGCGTAGCTTGCCCACTCTTCCAGGTCTGGGTTTCCGCCATAATGAGTACTCCTCTAGTGGGGTGCCGTAGTTCGGGTGGGGGGTTTACTCACCCCCCTGCCTCCCCCGAACCCCTCTATAGTATTATACAGGGGTAGTCAAGGGTTAGCCTATGCCACCCATAGGAGGGGTAGTCGTAAGTCGTTATGCCATAAGGGGTTACGTCACGTCACCCCCCCAAACGGGTGTAAAGGACACTTCCGTTTCCGGTACGGGGGGGTAGGTCAACCTAATGTACCCAAACACCCCATAGTAACATACCTATCTAGCGCAGCTTACCCATCTTACCATTTGTACTACCTCAGAGGGGGTTGCCACCTATGGGGATTCCAAAAAATAATTAGAGGTACTTCGCTAGCAGGGGCACATACCCCCCGGCGGACGAAGCTAGTTAAGCTGGGACAACTGGGCAAGGTGTGCTGTTTGAGTAGTATAGATAAGCTGGGTACTCTGGGATACTCACCCCTCTATGTAACCCCCACTTAAGGACGATTCGACGTAAAGCCTTTGATAGCAAGAGGTTAAGTCACGTCACGCAGTACGAGTTGTAAGTCCTTATGTAATAACAACTTACGATGAATACCAAAAGCAAAAGGCCCTCCCCCTCAAGTGAGGGGGAGGGTACGCTACCCTAGGGGCAGAAACACTCCGCCCATTGTGCCAATTCAATCTCTCTAATCTCTTGTGCAATGTCACTAGCCAGACTTTTCCACTCCACAATCGAGAAGTCTTTTTCCATGACTGACATACCACGTCCGACTCTAGCCTTGACGACCGTTTCTCCGTCTCTTGTAACCACTTGCAAGCTGAGATTCATTGTTTGCATGGTAACCACTCCAAGTAAAAGTAAGGGTTTCAGCCGCCGTCTACCCCCTTAGCAGGGGGCAGGCGGCGACTCCCCCTCTTACGAAGGGGAGCCTGGTGCTGGTTAACCATCGGCTATTTCGACAACCAGAACACAACCCTTGTTGTCCTCGACTGTGGCAATTAACTCACCAAGGCCGTCCTTTTTAACTTCCAGCTTTAAGACGACTGCCATAATACGAATCCAGTCCCTCGCTGGGGTGAATCCGTTGACGCGAATGGGTGCTTGGTCCAACATGGCGATAAACAAACTTGTCTCATAGGGGCTGTAATGCATTCCGACTCTCCAAAAAAGAGGATTGTAGTTAGCCGCCACCCACCCCCTCCAGCGAGGGGGCAGGCGGCGACTCCCCTCTTGCGAGGGGAGCCCCTGGTTATCATCCGACCACTATGTCAGAATGTCGGGTGAACATGCGGGCTAGCTCAAGGGTTCTCCAATCGCCCAAACCACACCCGTAGCGGGCGGGGGCATTGTAGTCGTATCCCTTGACGACCAGCACCCCACGCCGGAGGTATACCCTGGCCCCCTCATGGTTCAGACTCCAACTGTGGTAGGTAACGGTGCCGTTCTTGTCCCTATGGCTGAACGCGATACAACCCGGCGTCGCTCCCTCGAAACGTTTCAAGCTAAGTGGCAGGGCTCCCATTGTCGCTACTCCTTTTCAGAAGGGAAGAATCGGGCCGCAAACCTTTTTGCCCGATACTTTGCATAATAGCTTTGCCTTGCAATACCCCGTTCCCCGTTACGTCGGGGCCGTTTGCTACCGTCGGGGCGTTGTTGTTTGTGTTTCATGTGTCCCTCTACCCTACAGTTTACCACCAAAGGTGGGGTAATACTTAAGTAGTTACACACCAACAATTTACGTCGAAAAATACCCCATTGTACCCATTGTGAATTGGGCCACACCCCCCGATGTAATCCCTTTGATAGCAATAGGTTACGTCGATTGAAAATACTTTATTTTCTATTCGAGGGGGATAATCGGTGCCGGTTTGCATGGTTGACATACAGTAGATTGAGGGGATTGTCAAGGGGTTCCCCGAAGCACACTCGCTGTACCCGAAGCACACTCGCTGTACCCGATGAACCCAGGGGGTTTTTTCAATGTAAAAAGGGTAGGTACTTTAGGTAAGATTTCTGGCAGGGGTTCAGGCTAAGTGGTGAGCCTCATTTATCATAAATACCCCCACCTATTTATTGAAATGGCCACTTTTACGGCAATGTATACACATCCGATGAATATCTATAGACACAAATGAGTCTAATCGTTGTTATAGAAACATTGTATCTTTCGGCAATAGTTTTGTATGTTTCACCTTTTGCAGCCGCTTCAATAATCTTAGGATATTCTAATTGAGATATTTTAAATACAGGTTTAGATGGGATTGTTAAAGCTTTTTCTACATCATAACCAATAGTAAATAACCTAACCTTTAGGGTTGATTCTGATGCTACACATCTTTTATCTAATAGCCATTCTCGCACTGTTTTTTGTTCTCCAAAAGCTTCAAATGTTTTTGTAGAAAACGGGGTTTTTCTTATGAATGGGGTTGTAATAATTTTTTCAATATTATTATCATTTAAGTTTGTTGTTTTGACTCTTTGTTTTAGTCTAAATAGTGTAATAATACACCTGTTATCTAAAACCCACTCGGATAAAGATTTATACTCTCCAAAGGCTACATATGTCCTCTTGCGTTGTGCGGGCCTTAATGTAACATGTTGTTGTAAATACCTTTTAATACTTACACCGTCTCTATTGTATTTTTTACCTAGACTATTGTAAGTCATACCACTATTGTATAATTTAATCATTTCATCTTTATAGATATCCAAAGGGTGGGGTTTATGCCCATTATTAATTATAGCGGTTCCTAGTTGCAAATGTTTGGGGTTACAACATAATGGGTTATTACATAAATGACAAACTGCATAACCAAATGGGTCTCGTCCATCTAAAAACACTGCCAGGCGATGAGGCGTATACTGCTTATTGTCAAACCTTATTCTGCCATATTTGCCATTACTATCTAATGGCCCTTTCCAATTCCAACATTCATCGTCCCCTTTTTTATCTATTAAATCTAATATCTTTTGTCTCTCTAGTGGTAGTAAACGTAATTTAGTATGTTGTATCGGGGGAGAATTATACAATTTGTCTTCAGGCCACGACCTTGTAAATCTTTGTTCATATAACTCAGTTTTGTATTTATCACACACAAATAATAACGCAACTACAAAATCTGATTTATTCCAATTAGATTGTAGTTTTTTAGTACAATGTGAATCAACCCTTAAGCGACTTAAATGATTTTGTATTCTATTAGCAATATTCGCACTACTACCTATATAGATACAATTAGTTTTAATGTTTAATAAACCATAAACACCAGCAAAAGACCATTCTATAGATTTATCTAAAGTACATGTTTTTAAAATGTTAGGTTTAATTAGCCTTAATTGTTTTAATTTATTACGTATGGAACTTTTAGACTTATGTAATAATATTGCTAATTCTACTATTGTTAAATCACATAAGTTTTGTTTAAGCAACTCTACTTCACTAGTAGTCCATTGTGTTTTAGTTTTACGTCTTTTCTTATCTAAAGAACCTGCTGGTCTTCCCATATCTACGCCTCATTCAAAAATGTGAAATATACCACCTTTATCAAATACACCATATTAACAAACAGTCACTTTTATTTAACACCTTTCCTCACAATCCACGTCTTCGAAATGTTTAGTTTCAACAGCTCCTCCAAAGCCACATGCTCTACTCTCCTCCTCCAATTTATGCAGCAAAAAACACTACCGTGACCACCTGTGATTAACATATAATGCCCGCGCGGAAATTCTTCATTGCGAAAATGCCCGACCATTATTGTATCTTGCGCCACAACCAATTCTAAACGATTCACGGCCTCTATTTGCCACCCGTATGTACTACCCATCTCACAAAGACTCCTTGCAAACCAAATCATAGGAGAGCCCCTCCCATTAGTACAATGACACATTTGCTTGAGTTGTTTCAAGGTATAGGTGGTGCCTCCCTCCCATATCTGTAGGTTAGCCAAGGCTATAGGCCCGCAAATCGTTGTATTGGCGTGTTGGTGTTTATACATTAACGGCCCCACTAAAACGCTGAGCTAAAAAGCCATTATACGTTGAGGTATTAATTTGACCACACATAACGAACAGAAGAAAGTTTATAACCCCTTCTACGACCCCGTCCTTCCTATGGTAGCCCCATACAGACCTATTATAATATGTGATTCTCTCGCCCCATTTCCTGCGCCCCTCAATTATCTCCTGTCTATTGCGCACACTCAAGAACAAAGGCAGTCCATCATCCTTTACCCCAATACTATCCATTTCAACCCCCATACATTCGCCCACATTAAGTTGTTGTGACATTTCTTCTGCGCGACAAATTATAGAGGGTTTGAACATTACCTTGTTTATTCCTGGTAATACACTTGGATATGTAAGAGGAATAGGCTCATTAACTATGTCTAATTGTTGGTTATCAAAGATGTCATCGAACTCACATTGAAAGTTATCGTCTTGATGCCAGTAAATAGGTAGGTTATTTTTTAAAGCATGGTTAACGACAATTATATGTTCTGCTATATTGTTCATATGTCTAACTTTGGTACATAAATCTTAGTAAATACAGCATGGCTTTGTAATCCATCACAAGCAACTAAATCACTTCTTAAGGCTCTACATCTTACTACATCACCTTGAAGTATATGACTCATTCCAACTGCTGTGCGTTTGTCTAAATACACATGAATGCCTTTGCGTACACTATAGTATGGGTGAGGAAGTGAAAAAAATCTTTCTATAGTAGGTGTGTACCACCTTCTATTAGAGCGCATCCAACCCTTTTGTTTAATTCGTTTGCAATAATATGGTGTGTAATAATGTGGTGATTGTATACTATTGGGTATTCTTTTTACTACTTTCCATACTGTAACAATTGGATGTAATTTTTCTAATAGACGTTGAGTATTAACAGGTTCAGCGATTAAACACATATTTTGTTATCCTTTTTGTATCTTCTTTTCTAGTTACTGCCAGTCTGGTTGCTTTGGTATAAGAATCTTAGTAAAAACTGCATGTCGTTTGGAATAACAACAACTAACAAAATCTTTTCTTCTGGCGGTACATTCTACAAGAATTAGGTTTGTAGAATTACCAATAGCATAACACCTAGCCCAGTTTTCGTCTAGATAAACATGAATTCCATTATGGACTGTTCCTAATCGTTCTTGCCAGCGGTGATACCAGCGTCTATTAGAAAGTAACCACTCGCCTGGTTTAATAGCATTATCCGTACATCTATATGGACTAAACCACCTATCATTCCTTACCAATAGAACTTTCCATACAGTAACAATTTTAGGTGCTTCTTTACGAAATTCTTTAGTATGAACCTTACTTTTAACCAAACACATTTTAAGTATTCCTTTCAATATAAAGAGGGTCGCACCAATTGATGCGACCCTCATGTTGTCTATGATACGGCAAGACACACCGAGATATGACCACCCCCTCCCTATGCTAGAATTGAAGTGAAGTACATCGAGTGTCTCCTCCTTTTCTTAAAACCTAGAATAGTTAAGGGGCAACAAAAAGTGCGTCCCACCACATTACTATACACCGACTGGTGGGCTAGTTACTCTCTTTCTAATAGCTGTCAAAGAATCTCTTCTTACTATTGCTCCATTCAGAAAGACAGTTTGAAGTTCATCGTAGTTTTTATTACGATTTTCTGCTACAGTTATAAATTCATCTTTATGACGCCTAATAAAATTAGCATCACTGCGAATTAATGACAATCGCCCTCTTTTACTGTCCTTACCAGAGTCAGTTATGGGCTTTTTCCAAACATCTCTTTTTTCGCCATCTACAACCACGCTAGAACACTTAAAGGCAAATTTACAAGTGTCTTTATCAACCTTTTGTAATAAACCACCACCAGACCCAAATGCAACATTCTCTGAGGCCCACTGACCTGTTACTTGTATATGATAAAGAATTTCCTTTAACATTTTAATGTCAATACCGTCACCTTGGATAACTCTTACCTTGGGATTTAGTACTTTATACCCCTTACTATTAACAGTATATCCAAATTGTTTACCAAGGATTGTTAAAACCTTTCTGACTACTGTTGGTGGGTCACCGCTATCAGGACGCACTACTAATATACCATCTCGCGCCAATACTCGGTCTTTTAGTAATGTGCCCCAGTATTTTTCACATGCTTGATAAATATCAAATGAATCACTAACACATGCAACTAGACCAGTAGGATACTGTTCAAGCATATTGCGCATGGCATCAAGTTCACGGTCCTGACCCCACGCCGTCATAGTGCTGTGTTCCGATGCTGGAATAGAAAATCCCGCTACATCATCTGCTCCATAATACTGCTTTAGTAATGAGAGGGCGGCTATTGTATCAGTGCCCCTGAAGTTTAAAAGGTGTGCGGCCCCACCCAATGCAGCGCTCTCAACAGAGGTAGAACCCCGAAAACCAAAGTCATGAAGTTTAAAATCTACATTTGTGTCTTCGCTGGTTACATCGGCGTGTCTTTGTATGATTTGTTTCATGGCGCGACTTTGAGAGGCTACCGTAGTAGGATACCATGCTTGAACTAAGAGTGTTTCAAGATAGTTAGTCAGCCAGTAGCAATTTGGGTCAGTGTTCTCAATAGTCATCAGAACATTGTGTGGGGAAACCACAGTACCTTCGGGAACTGCTTTAATGCGCACGGGTAAGCGTCCTTGATAGTTGTGGAGAATATAGTTCCAACCATCAGTATTGAAAACATCGCCGCCCATGTGTTCATTAACAAGGTCTCTAGCTTGTCGTATTTTATCAGGTGTAACTTGTACGCCAGCTAAATATCGCTCAAGGATGTATTGTAAACCGAAGAAACAAATATCATAAGGGGCGCCCCTACTCTCAAAATAAGAATAGACATTGGTTGTCTTTGGGGGATATTGTTTGTAGTGACTTGTCTTGTACGAGTCAGTCAACAGCATAATGTTCTCATTATAACCTAGTATCATACCTTACTCCTCAAAATTTGAAAATGTCTTTGAAACCTCGCCATCCTACTGCGGCATCGGCATTATATCATAAGTCGGCAGTTTGTCAAGCCGAACTGTTGGACCATTTGGAATTTCTGTCAAATAATTTGTGGGTTTCGTCATGCTTAGCGTGGTTTTTTGCTTTTTGGGAGAGTGGACAATCTTAATTCCCTTAATAGATGGTTGGGGAACGAACAGCACCCCACCGGTTTCTAAAGGTATCACAACCAGAGTGTTGAACACATCTTTGTACACGGCACGATAGGCTAATGTTGATTCTGGATTCGCATAGATACGTATGTGTTGCAGAAAGGAAATACCATTAGTGTCCTTATGGTCTGTGTATAATGTTACGTTATACTGTACCATTTGTGGTATAATCTTAGACAAATTAGGTGAATGAACATATGGATGGTAAGGTATGCGTTCTTGTCCCATAGTCTCTGATGTTAATAAACACCCACACAAGAATATCAGACTAACTATACTCAGTACTTTAGTCTTCATTTTAAGCCTCCTTATAAAGCTACATTAGCGGGGACACCCGATGATGGGGTTGGTGCCGCCATTGGTTGTTGAATTTTTTCCTGCTCTACTAGCGCACATATACCTCTGCCAGGTTTTTTGTTTAAACCTAGCTTTTGGCGTTGTTTACGTACAGCTTGTAAACTGACCTTTCTATTGTTACGCTTAGTCAATTCTTCTGCTATCTTACTATCCTTCATCTTACCAGCGTTGTCCTTAACGAACTGTTTATCTACGTCTGACCATATTTTATTCATCATTTTGCTCCTATTTCTTGAAATATCCACATTTCTTGGTGTCATACGCCACACTTACAGTGTATACTATTATAGGCTAGTTTTATAATTCTGTCAACCACTTTTTGGAGAAAATCATGACATTTGTTCCATCCGAGGTAATCATACAATCCACTGGTTCGCTCAATAAGGCTGTCGCTGAAGAGTTAAAGGTTCCAGACCCATCACCAGAAAAAGCAGAGGCAATCATAAAAGCTAATGAACATACCCAAGGGAATGACCGAGAATGAGGTCGTACAAATCATTAACAAAGTAGTTTATAGATTGGCATATAAGTTTCGTTTTGGATATCATGACATAGACGATATGAAACAACAGGGACGCCTATTGGCTATAAAAGCTTTGGCATCTGGTAAATATGATGGCAAGCGTCCACTCGAAAACTTTTTATGGACTCATGTTCATAATAGATTATTTAATTTTAAGCGAGATAATTTCGAACGCCCTAATACCCCATGTGATTCATGTAGCAAGCTTGTCAATGGTGAATGCTCTGTGTATGATATCATTAAAGATTGTCCATTGCACACAAATTGGGTTAGGCGCAATGATGCTAAAAAGAACCTAATGAAACCATTGGATTTATCGGGCATCAATGATGAGGAAGAATCATCAACCAAACACTTCGATAATATTGTTAAGACACTTATGTATAAAGAGTTGATAGATATTATAGATGAAAAACTACCTGTGACTTTACGTAAAGATTGGTTACTGTGTAAAAAAGATGTTCACATACCAAAAAATCATAGAATCAAATTACAACAAGCGATATTAGTTATATTAGAGGAGGCAGGTATCAATGCCAAAGAAGCGTGGGAAATTTAGTAACAACGACATTAACTTTATTCGACGTAATGTTGCTGAAATGTCTGATGAGGACATAGCCCAGCAACTTAATAGAACAGTTGAAACAATTGCTAAATTTGTAAAATTAAAGAGTTTGCGCCCTCAAATAGACCAGGAGGCAAGCGCTACTCGTATACGTTTAAAGCAAACGTTACACGAAAAGAAATATTGGCCTATTGTTGAACAACAATTTACTGATACAGAATTGAGATATTTTGAAGAACAGTGGACTGATATGCAGTTGCAGTTTAAGGAAGATATGCTTCCATCTGAAGAGATGCAACTCAAACAATATCTTACCATAGAAATCTCTATGAATCGCGCCATGAGAGATAGACGACAAAATCAAATGGGCGCTGAAGACTTACAACAACAGCTTGATAAAGAGTATAAAGCAAAGCCTGGAGATAGAGATAAAGATTTGATGGCTAATTTATCCACTCAGATTGCTGCATCTCGCGCATCCGTAATGGCATACACTACTGAATATGCTAAATTATCAGATGTATCTAAATACCTTACCAAGGCGCTTAAAGCTAGTAGAGATGACCGTATTAAAAGGGTCGAAGATAGTAAGACTAGCTGGCAAGGATTATTGAGAATGTTAGAAGACGAAGAGAGGCGCTCAGACATGGGAGAAGAAGCTGAACTCTTTAAGATTGCGGCAGAACAGAAAGCTAAAAAATTAGCAGAGTTTCACGAGTATGAAGACGGAAAAGTAGACCAACCCTTACTAGATGTGGAGTATTTACAAGATGAATAAGACGAATAAAGAAGAGAGTTTACAATCAGTACCATCTGATGACGATGGTATTATGCAAGATGCAGCAAATAGATTAAAGGAAACCCTATTAAGAAAAGAAAAAGAACTAGCGGCATTAGCAAAGTATACAGCACCCCTAAAAGGTTTTGCTGTAGACGAAGAAGTACCCGTAAAGTCTATTGTTGAAGCAAGACCAATGAAACCTATATCTTCTCCTGCTAAACCAGATGCATATGATAAGAGTTTATCTGATGAAACTGTTAAAGCAGTTAGAAACGTCCATAATGTTTCGCGTGCGCATGGTAAGAATGTCCCAGTGATAGCTGGTCCAACACAACGTAATCATTCAGTTGTGCCTACTCAACCACTCAAATCAATTCCTGGTAGTAGAACCGGAGTATTTATTCCCAACCCAGGTAAATCAATTAATGACCCTACTAAAACACGACACGCTTAAAAGGATGATATCATGAGGAATGCAGTAATTTTTGGAGTTACCGGACAAGATGGTTCGTATTTAAGTGAACTCTTATTATGGAAAGGATATAAGGTTATAGGGGTTGCAAGGCGTTCAAGTGTTAATAACACAGAGAGATTATTGAATGTGTTGTCCAATGACAACTTTACGTTAGTTCAGGGTGATGTCACAGATATGCCATCCGTAACAGGTATAATTTCTGAATATAAACCCGATGAATGTTATAATCTTGCGGCACAATCACACGTAGGTACTAGTTTTCAACAGCCTTGTTATACATTAGATGTGTGTGCTGGTGGTGTTCTAAATATCCTAGAGGCAATTCGAGTGTGTAGTCCTGATACGCATTTTTATCAAGCGTCAACCTCGGAGATGTTTGGAAATAATTTTAAACGAGATGTACAAGGTGTTGATATAAACACAGCTTATCAAGATGAAACTGTTCCATTAATGCCGACTTCTCCTTATGCTATTGCTAAAACTGCGGCCCACCATTTAGTTAGCATGTATCGTAATGCATATGGTATACATGCATCCGCAGGTATTCTATTTAATCATGAAAGTGAGCGTCGTGGTGAGAATTTTATAACACGTAAGATTACTAAGTGGATTGGGGAATTTGTAGCATGGTGTAATTATTTCCATATTGACAAGTCTAGGTTAATACCTAATGAAAACGAAATTTATACACTCAATCTTAAATATCATGGAAAAGAACATTCATTTTTAAAACTAAGACTAGGTAATATAGAGGCTGCTAGAGACTGGGGCCACGCTGAAGATTATGTTCGTATGATGTGGATGATGGTTAATGCTGATGAACCAGGTGACTATGTTGTTGCTACTGGTAAAGTACATACAATTAGAGAGTTCTTAGATTTAGCTTTTAAATTAGCCCATATAGATGATTGGAAAAATTTAGTTGTTATAGACCCTAAATTTTATCGTCCTTCTGATGTGCAATATTTATGCGGTTATGCTGCTAAAGCTAAAAAGAGATTAGGCTGGGAACCCACTGTTAACTTTAAAGATTTAGTTAAAAGAATGGTATTTAGCGATATAGAACATGCGAAGAAGATATAAAAAGAAATTTTGGTTTAACCCAAATCGCCCTGAGCAAACATTGGACCCACAGTATAAACAGTGGCGTACGGCGGTTTATAAAAGGGATAAATATCAATGTAGGTGGCCTGGATGTAAATGTAAGCGTAGATTATCTGCGCATCATATTCAAAAATGGTCAAGTAATCCATTCTTGCGCTATGACGTAAATAATGGGGTTACGCTATGTTGGGCACATCACAAACAGGTTACTGGTGCAGAAGAAACATATGCACCTCTTTTAATTACTATTGTAGGAACTACCTAATGTTTAATGTTATTATTGATACCAAAGAACAGCTTCCGTGGCAATTTACAAGTGTGGCTGTAGCGCGTACTATTCGTCATAAATTACCTACCGGGGATTATACTATAGAGGGTTTAGAAGATGAGTTATGTATTGAGCGCAAAAGAAATGTAGCAGAATTTGCTACCAATGCTACTGAAGCACGCTTTGAGAGAGAGCTTAAAAGGATGGCACAGTTTCCATATGCGTTTCTCATCTTTGAATTTGGCTTAGAAGAAATCAATGCTTATCCTATGGGTTCTGGTGTGCCTAAAAAGATGTGGAGAAAACTAAAGGTGAAGGGTCCGTATATACATAAAAGAATGTCGGAAATTATGATTAATGATAGAATACCAATTATTTTAGCTGGTACTACAATAAACGCAGTTAGTATAGCTACTAGTATTATGAAAAGAGTTGCTGAGAAATATGGATAATCAATATAAACAATATTTAGAAGACCAATCTAGGGCATGGTTAGACCTAGATTTAAAAAAACATAGACGCCGCACTCTTAAAAATCCGTTAAAGAGACCAAAAGACTGGATTCATAAACCACCTGGGTACTATGAATTAAAGTTGATGCGCAACCCATGGTATCTGTCATTTGCATGTAAGATACTCTTGAACATTGAATTGCTACCCGAACAAGCTGTGGTGTTGTATAAAATGTGGACTCGTCCCTTCCCAATGTTCGTGGCAAGTCGTGGTTTTGGTAAATCGTGGTTAATGGCTGTATATTGTATGTTAAGAATGATATTAACTCCCAGCGCTTTGTCTGGTGGAGCTGGTTGTAAAATTGTTATTGTTGGTGCGGCCTTCCGTCAATCTAAGGTTATCTTTGAATACATGGAAACGTTGTGGCGCAATGCTCCTATCTATAGAGACTTAGTTGATAGCGAAAGTGGCCCTCGTAAAGACACTGACCGTTGTACTATGCGCGTTAATGAAAATTGGACAATTGCCGTACCTCTTGGTGATGGTTCTAAGATTCGTGGTTTGCGTGCTACTATCATTATTGCTGACGAATTTGGTTCTATTCCTCCCTCTATTTACGAAACTGTTGTTCAGGGTTTCGCCGCTGTGTCCGCAGACCCTATTGATAATGTAAAAGCATTTGCTAGTAGAGAGCACCGCAAGAGAGTTGGTACATGGACAGAGATACAAGAAACAGACTTTCAAACTAAGCATGGAAACCAAATTATTATTTCTGGTACTGCCGATTATGATTTTAAACACTATGCCGATTATTGGAAAAGATATTGCGCTTTTGTTAGGGCTGAGAATAATGCTACAGCATTAAGAGAACAGGGTTTTACTGTAGATGAAATGGGTGAACACTTTCACAGTTCAGACTACTGTGTTATTCGCATACCTTACAAATTAATCCCTCAAGGCTTCATGGATGACAAAGTTGTGGCTAGAGCTAGGGCTACAGTACATAGTGGTATTTACCAAATGGAATATGGGGCGTGCGAATGTAAAAACACTAGTATCACTACTAATAATGGTGTTAAGTTTATTCAAAATGTACAGCTTGGTGATTTAGTGCTTACACACCAAGGTCGTTTTAGACCAGTTACTAAAAGAACATATAGACATTATGTGGGTAAAATATATCAATATAAAACTTTTGGTTATAGTAAACAAATTGGGATAACAGTAGACCATCCGTTCTGGTATGGTAACAATCTATTTGAACCACTAAAAGAACAAACATGTTTAACTAACTTAAATGAATTAGCAAACATAAATATACTTAATATAGAAGATGTATGTACTAATTACTTAGAAACCTTAGATGAAAAATACATTTATCCTCAAAGTTCTCAGTCTAAAATAAATTTAGAACAACAACGGTATATAAGACAGGGTAGTCGAACCCAAGTCTCATTATCCAAAGAGTTTGGTATAGGGCAAACGGCTATATCCTATATTGAAAATGACAACAGGAAACCAAAGACCTCAATTATAAAAACGGTTTCGCTAGATTATAATTTTGGTTTGATTATTGGTTACTATGCAGCAGAGGGCAGTGTAGGAGCTGATGGCAGACAAGTTAGTTTTGCATTAGATGAACATAAAGATACAGAGTATCAAAAACAGTTATTACAAGCTATTCAAAAAGTTTTTGGTTTTCAGGGTAAAAGATATGTTAAGAAAAAAAATACTGTTGAGATATGTGTTAATAGTAGACTGGTTGCGGAAATTATGAAACATATTTGTCCTGGGATATCTCATGATAAGTTAATTAAACATAATATAATGTTTGCTAATGAAGAATGTCTTAAGGGTATTATTGAAGGGTATTGGAATGGTGATGGTTATATTAGTTATGATAAAGATTGTTCTGATGCCCATTGTATTAATCAAAGTTTGTTGAATCAAATTAGAATTGGATTATCTTATTTTGAAATTTCTTCTTCATTATTAGATAAAGCAGATGGTACTGTTAGCTTAACTATGTCTGGAAATAATCATCGTAAATTTTTAGCTGAATTTTATAAGAAAATACATATTGATATTGGATGTGGTTTTATTCGCAATATTAATAATATGACTATTTTGCCAATTTTAGAAAAAGAAGAAATAGATTATGATGGTTTAGTATATAACCTAGAAGTTGAAGAGGATAGTTCATATTCAACCCTTAATGCTACTACCCATAATTGTTTTACTGCTGATAGTGATGGATTCTTTAAGAGGTCTCTGATTGAGTCATGTGTTGCTGTCGAAAAAAACATTAACTCGGGCCATTTCCCTGTATGGTGCAATCAACCATATAACACTATGACTCGCGGTAATCCTACGGCACAATATGCTTATGGTATAGACCCCGCCTCTGAAGCTGATAATTTTTCTATTGTCGTTCTAGAAATTCACCCCGAACATCAACGTGTGGTTTATTGTTGGACCACAAACCGAGGTGATTTCAAAAAGCGCCAAAGAGCAGGGCTTACTGAAACTGCTGATTTCTACGGTTTTTGTGCGCGCAAGATTAGAGACTTAATGGTTGTATTTCCTCCTGCTATAGGACACCCGAAGGGTGCTTCAATAGGTATGGATGCCCAGGGCGGTGGTATTGCTGTTATGGAAGCACTACATGACCCAGATAAAATACATCCGGGTGAAATTTCTCTGTGGCCCATTATTGACCCTGATAAGGAAAAAGATACTGATGATTTACCAGGTTCTCACATAGTAGATTTAGTACAATTTGCTAAGTTTGATTGGACCAGTGAGGCAAACCATGGTTTACGTAAAGATATGGAAGATAAGGTATTATTGTTTCCTCAGTTTGACCCTGTTACCTTAGAGTTATCCGCTATTGATGATGGAGAGAGGGTTGATGCATTTCGTAAAAAACATGGTAAGGAATTGACTATATATGATTCATTAGAAGATGCTGTGTTAGAAATAGAAGAACTGAAGAATGAATTAACTACAATTGTTATGACTAGAACCGGTACTGGCACACAAGGTCGAGACCGTTGGGACACCCCAGAGGTTAAAACCGAAACGGGTAGAAAGGGCCACTTACGTAAAGACCGTTATTCTGCGCTGGTGATTGCAAATATGGTAGCTCGTCAAATTCAACGTCGTTTACCAGTTATAGAGTATGAGGCTATTGGGGGTTTTGTTGGTCAGATGGGTCCACCCAAAGAGGGAGAGCGTATGTATAATGGCCCAGAATGGTTTACTAAGGGAACAGATACTTTTTCTGGGTTCGCTGTGCGTAAAAAATAACGGTTGGTGTATAGTATTACACAATGCTATTACAATAGTATTGTAGTTATACTGAATTCTATTATAACAAAGGTATACTTTATTATGGCTAAGAGACGTAGAAGTGCTGCTGAAATCAAAGGGGTGCCAGAAGCATCCCATGATGATGGTCCTATGTTTATTTCGTGGGCTGGTAGTGCTGTTCAACGAGATAAGGCTTTTGTCGAAATGGGTAAAGCGGTTGGTTCATACAACGGTTATTATAGTGCCCCATACGGACAAGACTATTCTGATTTAGCTACTAATGTATCTAGTAGACCAGGACTAGGTCGTGATGGTTATGATGCTTTTAGACCCAATGAGGCTATTCCTCAGATTGGTGACCATAAAGCTATTATGTTCATGTCTGATAGGTCATATCAAAAGGTCGGTTTAATAAAGAATATTATTGATTTAATGGGAGATTTTGCCTGCCAAGGAGTACGTGTTGTTCATCCTAATCCTAAAATCCAACGCTTTATGCGTAGTTGGTGGAAGAAGGTACATGGGAAAGAACGTTCAGAAAGATTTTTGAATCATTTGTATCGCTTAGGAAATGTTGTAATACGTAAGCAAACTGCGCGTATTAGCGTTAAAGACCAAACAGAAATGACCAAGAAGGCTCAGGCTAAACCTGATACTAAGATGGTCAAAGATGTAGTTCATAAAAGAGAAATTCCTTGGAGGTATACATTCCTCAATCCTATTACAATAGATGTAGTTGGTAAGGAACTATCTTCTTTTGTTGGTAAAAGTTTATATTCTTTAATTATACCAGCTCATTTACGTAGGATGATTACCAATCCTCAAACACCAGAAGAAATAGAATTAGTTAAAGAATTACCACCTGAAATCAAAGAGGCCGCTCGAACTAATAAACCTGTTTTATTACCACCAGATAAAACCATCGTTTATCATTACAAAAAAGATGACTGGCAAACTTGGGCTAATCCCATGATTTATTCTATCATGGAAGATATTAACCTTTTACAGAAACTCAAGTTGGCTGATACGGCAGCTTTAGATGGTGCAATATCTAACATTCGTATTTTCAAGTTAGGTAGTTTGGAACATAAAATTGCCCCTACTAGAACTGCTGCTGCTCGCCTAGGTGAGATTCTTGAAAACCATATGGGTGCTGGTACTATGGACCTAATATGGGGTCCAGATATTGAATTAGTAGAAAGTAAAACTACCGTCCATCAATTCTTAGGTGAAGACAAGTACAAGCCTACTCTTAATAATATCTATGCTGGTCTAGGTATTCCCCCAACTCTTACTGGTACATTTGGCGCTGCTGGCACAACCAACAACTTTATTTCTATCAAAACCTTAGTACAGCGCCTAGAGTATGGTCGTGAAGTATTAGAAGAGTTCTGGAATAACGAATTCAAATTAGTTCAAGAAGCTATGGGTTTTCGTTTTCCGGCTAGGTTAGAATTTACTTGGACCTCTCTAGGTGATGAGGCTGCCGAAAAAGCATTGTTAATTCAAATGGTAGACCGCAATCTAATTTCTGACGAGTTGTTTCAACGTTACTTTGGACATGATGAAGAAATGGAAAACATTAGAATTAGAAGAGAACATAGAGGTCGTGAGAATGGTTCCTTGCCTCCTAAAGCTGGCGCATTCTATGACCCTCAGTTTATGTTGGCACTCAAGAAAGTTGCTTTACAAACCGGCGCTGTTACTCCAGGTCAAGTAGGTTTAAAGTTAGACCCCAAGCCATCCGGCGAACAACCAGCACTAAAAATGAAGGTGCCGCCAGGTGGTACTACCACGACTAAGAAGAAAGGTGCCCCTGGACAGGGTCGCCCCAAGAATAAGAAAGACTCTACGCCGCGCAAGAAGAAGACATTTACCCCTAAGTCTAAAGCTGTAATGGAGATTTGGGCAGATTTTGCGCAATCAGCAATTTCAGAGGTATTGAATGAAGGCTTTATTGAGCATTACCAAAAAAAGAATATGCGCAGTCTAACCGCCAAGCAGTTGGGAATGGCTGAAAATGTTAAATTTGGTGTTTTATGTAATATTGAACCATTGAGTGAAGTAAGCGAGACTACTATTTCTGCTGCTCTACAATTACCTGTAAGCCAACAGGCAGTTGCTTTGTGTAAGGAGTGGTCAGGTGAGATAGCTAGTCAAATGGACAGAAAACTAACCTTAGATGAACTTAGAAAAGTTCAGACAAGTGTTTGTATACACTTATCAGGAGATGAATATGAAAATAACAATTAATTATGATACCACCGAAAAGACTATGTCGGTTAAGATGGGTGCAACTGTCTTAGAAGATGTATCTGGTATTTATGTATATCCCAAGTGGGATGATGATGGTAAATTTTCTCTTGAGGTTTCTCAAGTGACCCGTAATGAAAAAGATGATACTGTTACAGTTATTCGTACTATGGCTTCAAAAGATGGTGAAGTATGGGATGAACAAGTGAAAGCTGTGGCTTCGCAAATTGTAGAAAATCTAGGTGGTTTTCGTGAGGTGTCTAATGACCCGGCAAAGCAACAAGAGCTTTCTGAGAGTCTAGCCAAGGCGCTTTTACCAAGTAAATCTTAATAGTGGTGTATTAATTTATGGAGCTAACAATGCTTGATATTCCTATTTTTAAAGCCGAAGCTGACATAGAGGGATTGGCCAACAAGATTAGAGCTAATAGGTCAATTTCATATGTTACACAGCTAAAACCCGCTGACCCAAAGAAACATCAAAAGGTTATTGATGGTATCGTTGCGTCCAGCGCCTCTTCTTTAACCATCCAAGATTTGTATCCCACCGAATCATTACTAGCTAGTACCATTTGCAATCTCAATGATGATATGTTTCCTCAATGGGATACTTATCAGGCTAGAAGTACGCCTGTTAATAAGCCAGATAATCTAGACCATAACGAAGAACGAATCGTTGGTCATATGGTTCGTAGTTGGATTATTGATGACGCTGGAGAGGTGTTAGATGAATCCTCTATTGATACAGTTGAAGATTTACCAGACTTATTTCATGTGTGTAATGCTTCGGTAATCTACACCAATTGGAGTAAGGATGAACTTCAAGAACAGGTGGATACTTTAATTGAAGAGATTGAGGCAGGTAAGAAATATGTAAGTATGGAATGCCTATTTGCAATGTTTGACTATGCCATGATTGACAGTGACAATAAGTTAGAAGTGATAACTAGAAATGCAACAACTGCATTTTTAACCAAACATCTTAGAGTCTATGGAGGTTCGGGTGTATATAACGACAAGCGAGTATGTAGATATTTGCGGAATTTTGTGTTTTCTGGTAAGGGGTACGTTGATGAACCTGCTAATCCAGATAGTATAATATTCAGTAAGGGTAGCGTAAAATCGGTCAATTTTAAAACTGCCGTCTATGAAACCTCGCTTAAAGATAGTGCTGGTGTATACTTAAATAACGAGCAGCTTGTTGCTGCTAATTTAGAAAAATCCCAAGAGGAGACTAATAATATGAGTTCAGAAATTGAACTTCTAAAGTCACAGCTATCTGAAACTAAAGAGGCTTTGCAAGCCGTGTCGGACGCTAAGACCGAACTAGAGAAGAAGGTTACTAGTGCTGGAATTGCCCAGTATGAAACCAAGATTGATACTCTAGAAGTCGCAGTAAAGACCGCTGGTGAAAAGGCTCAAGCTGATAGTGAGCAAGTCGCTCAACTCAGCGAAAAGATTACACAACTAGAAGCTAAAATCGAAGAGTTAACTAAGGCTAACGCCGGCTTGACTCAAGAAGTAGCTGATGTTGAAGCTCAGAAAGTTCGTGCGAGTCGCATCTCTACATTGGTTGATGGCGATATTGATAAGAGTGAGGCAGAATCTAAGGTTGAAACATTCAGTAATTTAACTGATGAGCAATTTGAAGTTCTGGCTACTGAACTTATTAATGCTGCTAAGAAACCAAGCGAAGATGATGAGAAAACAAAGAAAGCAAAGAAAGATAAGGAAGCAAAAGCTGCCGAGTCTGTGATTTCCGATAAGGAAACAGATAAAAATGATAGCAATGCTTCTACTGACACTTTAGAAAATGTAGAAACTGATGATGTCGAAGGTGCTGGTGCTGCTGCTGTAGATACTGAAGCAGATGAACTAGTTGAAACTCGTCAGGCATTAGCTGCATTTGTATCACATCGTTTAGGTAAAAAGATGAAATCTGCGGATTCATCTGAAGAATAATCTCTAAAGGAGACAATAACTAATGGCTTTAAAACCAGACCGTAAAATTGGTATAGGAAGCGAAATCAGTTTCTTCATGAACGAAACTGCTACCAGAGGTATTATCGTTACCCATGATACAGACACCACAGGTGTCGGTGCTGCTATGGATGACGCTAATGCTACTGTTAAGGTTCCTACTGGTACAGGCGATGGTGTACCTGCTGGCTTGCTATTGAACGACGTTGTTAACCTAGACCTAACTCGCCAACATATTAATTGGCACAAGGATGAAATCCAGTTAGGTGGCAAGGTAACACTTCTAGTAGATGGTTGGGTAGTTACCGATTCCATTGTGAGTGGTCAGACCCCTGTGGCTGGCAGCCCTGCGTATTATTCCACATCTGGTGAACTAACAGTCACCGGTGGATACTATCAGGTAGGCAAGTTCCTATCTGGTGCAGACAGTGATGGCTATGCTAAAGTAGCAATTAATATCCCCCTATAATCGGAGTAAATAAATAATGGCTAAGACAAAAGCGTTTGAACCAGGCAAAAAAGAAACTCAGATTCTTGTAGCTTCCGGTTCATACAAAAAAGAGGAATCTTTAGCTGCGCTAGTCGAACTAGCTAAGGCTCTAGAACTACCTCTACGTCAAGGCGTCCTGAATGGGGATATTCTAGATGGTATCTTTGAGGTAATTAAACTAGCTCAGAGTGCAACACCTGAATTTCCTCTGGACCTATTGGCACCAGGAACGGAAAAAGACCACGTAGCATATACTATTCCTAATCATGGTTACATTCCACAGCGTAGTGTTGAAGGTGATTACGTCATGGTTCCTACTTACGATTGTGGTAACGCAATTGATTGGAATCTGAAGTACGCCCGCGATGCACGTTGGGATATCATTGGTCGCGCCATGGAAGTATACCAAGCTGGATTCGTCAAGAAATTGAACGATGACGGTTGGCATACCCTTCTATCCGCAGCTTATGACCGTAACGTAGTGGTTACCGACAGTGATGCTGCTGCTGGACAATTTACCAAGAGACTAGTATCTCTTCTAAAGGTTGTTATGCGTCGTAACGGTGGTGGTAACTCCACTTCTGTAAACCGCGGCAAACTAACCGACCTGTACTTGTCCCCAGAAGCTATGGAAGACATCCGTAACTGGAATGTTGACCAAGTTGATGATGTAACCCGTAGACAAATTATGATTGCAGAAGGTGATAATGCACTTTCTCGTATCTTTGGTGTAAATCTACACGACCTAGATGAACTAGGTGAAGGTCAAGAATATCAGCTATTCTACGACAACGAACTATCTGGCACTATGCCAACTGGCGACGTTGAACTAGTAGTTGGTTTAGACCTAGACCGTCGTGACTCTTTCGTTATGCCCCTACGTGAACAGCCAAGTGTGTTCCCTGATGATGCATTGCATCGCCAGAAGCGGGCTGGCGTTTACGGATGGTCTGAACAAGGGTTCGCAGTATTAGACAACCGAAGAGCCATCCTAGGTTCCTTATAAGTAATTTAAGTTACTAATAAACAAGAATAACCGGAAGCAATCTTCCGGTTATTTTTTTGTCAAAAAGGGATAAATCGGATACACCGAACACGGTATCGTACCATAATTATTTATGTATTCTAATATTTCTTTTTTAGGGGTTTAATATGTTATTAGTACAACAAACTTTAGAGACCTATAGTTATTATCCTGCAAGCTTAAGTAGTGGCTCAAATAAAAAGGTTAAAGTTCAGTGTGATTATTGTGATAGGATTTATGACACGACTCCAAAACGACGAACTAAATCAAATGTCCTGGTTGATAAGGATTCTTGTAAAGCTTGTCGCTATGAAAAGATGTCGGATGTAAATATGGCTAAGTACGGAGTGAAAAATGTATCTCAGTTAAAGGATGTAAAAGATAAGATTAGAGATGCTAATATAGACCGTCTCCAATCAGATGAATTTAAAGAGCAAGTTAAACAAACCAATCTAAAAAAATATGGTTGTGAACATGCTATACAAAACGACGATGTAAAGGAACATCAAAAACAAGTATTTATTGATAAATATGGCGTAGATAACCCCTCTCTCTTAGAAGATGTTAAACAAAAAAGAATGGAGACTTGTAAAGAGCGATTTGGTACTGCTTATGCTTCTCAAAGTGATGCAGGAAAAGAGCTTATGAAAGATGGGTGTCAAACTAAATTTGGCGTAGATAACGCCTTTCAGGATGAAGGGATAAAGGCCAAAATCCGCGCAACCCATATTCAAAAGCGTGGAGTTACTCATCATATGAAGATATCTAATGTTGCTAAGGATGCAGTGCATAAAGGGCTTTTAACAAGAATTGCAAACGGAGATGTCAAACTATATAAAGACCAAACATATCCTACTATTGCTGAGCAGGTTGGGTTTTCGCGCTCTCATTTTTATACTTTGGTAGTTAAATATGGTATAGAAAAAGCTATTACATTAACTCCACAAGAAAGTTCTTTAGAGGTAACTATGCGAGAATGGTTCAACACCTTATCTATCCCATATCAAAAACAATTTCGTGTAGAAGGAAAAATTGCAGACTTCTTTATTCCCTCTCATAACTTAATCATAGAGTGTGATGGTCTTTATTGGCATTCAGATGCAGTAGTGAAAGATAACAATTATCATGTTAACAAACGCAAACTTTATATTAAAAATGAATATACTCCGCTATTTTTCAGAGAGGATGAAATCAATAATAAATTTGATATTGTAAAGTCTATCATATCTAATAAGTTTGGTGGTGCGCGCAAGTTAAACGCTAGAGAATGTAAAATTCAAACGGTGGACAAGACTACTTCTAAGGATTTCTTACAGAAGAATCATTTAATGGGTAATGGTAGGGGTACATCCTACGCATTAATACTTAATGATGAAATCGTATGTTTGATGAGGGTGTGTTGTGTTGAAGATTCTACATATGAGATTTCTCGCTTTTGCCCACTATTAAATTGTAGTGTGCGTGGAGGATTTTCTAGGTTGCTAAAATATGCTGTGGGACAGTTAAAGCCTACATCTATAACAACTTTTATAGACTTAAGGTATGGAAATGGGTCATATCTTACCAACTTGGGTTTTAAGTATGTTGGAGAACATCCTAGTTTTAAGTGGACAAATGGACAATATGAGGTATTTCACAGAAGTAAATTTCCCAGTAATACTGGTTACGATAAGGGTCTAGTTAAGATTTGGGATTGCGGACAGGCGAAATATTGCTTTGAGGTATAGGACCACTATTGACTTAGAGTAGAAAAACTTTAATTTAGTGTATTATAGTATGTTAACAAATATATCCCACATTCTCAATAATGTTTTTTTTAATACAAGGAAATTCTTATGGCAAATCAAATTCAAACCATCATCGAGCCGACTGTCGACGAAAAACAGGTGCGGATGTACAACACCCGCGTGGTATTCGCAGCAATGAAAGGATAGGGAAATGCCAAGAGACCTGACACAAGAGCGGGCGAGGCTCAAAGATGCCGATGCCCTCGTGGACAAGCTCGACGCGCTGACGCCGAAGGTGGCGGGGCCGGTGGCAGGCGGACTCTTCCGCCAAAGCGGCAGCCTCAACGGCCTCGGCGGCGGCGGCCCGTTTTTCAAAGACCCAATGGCAGCCTAATGGCGTTTTGCACGACAGCACGATGGGAGTCGAAACGGTGGTCCACGCGGACCATCGACCGCATCGCCTCTACACCTACGGCACTGTTGGATTGCTGGGGTGTGCCGGTTACGAAGCGGTTCGTCGACGGCAGCTTGACGCACAATCGGCCGCTGGACCGTGGTCGGGAGTTCGCCCTGGACACCAAGACGCTCTTGCAATGGGAGCACGCGACCGACATCGAAAAGCTTTATCCCGGCTTCCCGTCCGAGGGCGGCGGGTTCAAAGAGACGGTGATTTTCGACGGCGTACCGAAGTTCGGCCAGTACCGCTCACAACTGGAACTGCCGGCCGGCTGCCAACTTCACTATCAGCCGGCCTTGACCGCGGAGGAGGTCGCCAAGGGCTGCGTCCGCCCCGATTGGTGTGTTGGCAGCTACGCCGTATTCGACGGGACGGGCTGCAAGATCGGGCACATCCCGGCGGCCAGGGCCGAGACGGCAGCCGGCGAGGTGAAGTGGTTTAGGCTCCAGGTTCAGCAGCACGGGCACTTTGGGCGGCTGGTCGTGGTGCCGGGGCTAGTTAAGTGGCTCAAGACGCTGGCCAAGTCGGCGTACCCGGTCGTCGTCGATCCGACGTTCGGGTACACGTCGCATGGTGCGTCCAAATATGGCAACCTGACAAGAAATTATGTCTGGCTGTTTTGCATCGGTGATGTTGGCGTAGGTGGAACGATAACCAGTTTGTCCGCCTACATGGGCCGAGACAGTGATTCAACAATCGCGGGACGTTTCTGCTGCTATGATGGTACCTCTACCACGCCAGATGCTCTCAAGGGGCAATCTAACGAGTGGGAAGTAATTATCAATTACGTAAGTTTGTGGACACAGAACATCGAGAGCGGTGGTGCATTTAGCCCGGGCACGCATTACCTGGGATTCAACCACGAATGGCCTGCGATCGGGATTGGCTATGACACGGGCGGAGCCTCACGGAAGTGGGGGCGGTCCGCAACAGCGACATACCCCTGCGGCTACTCGTTTCCCAGTACCTTCCCCGGATGGGGTTGGAGTGCCGATAGTACCAATCTCTGGTCGATCTACGCGACGTACACGGTGGCGGCGGTGGCTCCTGCCTACCTGATTGCTATTTTTCAAAAAAGACGTAAATCAATATATCGGAGATAAATAATGAGAGGTGTATATACGGCTGAACATGATATCGCCGTTACAGGTGTAGAAACTTTGATGTTACTAGAAGTACCATCAGATATGGCTTTGGAGATTCTTGGCGCATCAATAACAAATCAAGATGTAGATACCAGTGAACAACTTCACTGTGGACTATATCGTGTTAATTCTATTGGTGCCCCCAGTGGTACTGAAGTCACGCCCCAAAAACATGAAAACGGCGATGTGGCTAGTACGGTTACCGCAACCGCCCACTTAGAAACTGAGCCCGATACTTATGATACTTTAGCCTTTGACCAACAAGGTTTCAATAACCTAGCTGGTTATCGCTATGACCCAATTCCCGAAGAGCGCCCAGTTATTAGTCCAAGTGGAGCGGTAGGACTTAGACTTCTTACTGCACCAAGTGCATCGCACACTTTAAATATGCAGGTCGTATTTAGAGAAATAGGAGGTTAATTGTGTCTGCCTATCGCGTCACCGGAACCCTAGACCCCGACGCCACGGGTACCTATACTGCGAACGGCACGTACAACGGCAAGACGGCATACGAGCGGGGAGATGGGGCGTACTGGATTTTCTCAATTTTCGGAGGCTGGTACATCAGCGTTGTAAAAGGCACGGTTGGCTTGTGCTGGGCTCGTGCTGACGGCATAACTGGCGAATATGCCCCAGTCACCTATGCCGGCACGGCTACCGTGGGGGCGGTGCCGAGTGGCCTGACCGGCACCGCTACTGTTATTGTAATATCGGGTAAAAAAAACAGACAGTGTAGTGTTACCGGTGCTATGGGTTACCATAGACTGGGTAGAATATATCCTCGCACAATTCTAAAAGAAAGTTATCCAAGACGCAAGCGTGATTTTATAACTTTTGCTGCGTACACTGCTGCTCAAAGTAGTACAATACCAATTTCATGGTGTGGAGTAATAGCCAACTTAGGTGTTATGAATGTAGATTGGAATTCTACCATATCACCTGGGGTTATTATAAATGTTTCTTGGAAGACCCAATTATCATTAGATAATATCTTAAATGAAGACTGGCAATTAAATCTTGTTAAATCTCAATTGTTACCTTTAGAATGGTTACAAGGTTTGTCTAAATCTGATGTTGTTGATTTAGATTGGAGATTAAAATTAGCAACGTCTAAAATATTAGCTTTGTCATGGTTACAAGGTCTATCTAAATCTGATATTATTGATATTGACCCACAGGTTAATTTGTCTTTATCAAGTGCTTTAAACTTAGACTGGAGGCTTAATTTAGTCAAATCTCAAATACTAGCATTAACGTGGTTGCAAGGTTTGTCACAATCTAGTATTATTAACATTGATTCATTAGTTAATTTATCTCCATCAAATATTTTAGACCTAGACTGGAGGTTAAACCTAGTAACATCTAAAATATTAGCTTTGTCATGGTTACAAAATATATCTAATTCTAGTACATTACCATCATCGTGGTTAACAGGTTTATCTTTACCTAGTATCTTAAACTTAGACTGGAGACTAAACCTACTCAGGTCTCAAATACTAAACTTAGAATGGTTACAAAAAATCTCTAGTGGTACAATAACTAATCCAGATTGGTTACAAGGAATTTCTTCTTTAGATATTCTGAACTTAGGCTGGAAGGGTGATGGTAGCACTACACCTATAACTGCCTCAAGTATATTAACTTTAGAATGGTTAACCCAATTAGCTACATCTTCTGAATTACCATCGTCTTGGTTAGGTGGAATATCTGGTTCTCATCAATTACCACTATCATGGTTACACGGCTTATCCCCAACGAGCATCATTCCAATCTCACTAAGGGGTGAATTATCTACAAATGATATTGTCAATTATGGTTGGCGTACTAATTTGAGCAGAGAAAACATAACACCATTATCATATTTGGGGGCTTTGGTATTATCTGGTGAGATACCCATATCGTGGTTACAGGGTTTAGCATTATCAAATATAACATCGTTATCATGGTTACAAAGTTTGGCCTTATCAAATATATTTACATTGGGATGGCAAGCAACCAACATTTCAGTAAGTGCTTTAGACATCTTATTGCTAGGGTGGAAAAATAATCTAGATGTTGAAAGTATTGTTCCATTGGATTGGAGAGGTAGTTTAGCCACTTCTAATACTATGCCACTGTCTTGGATACTAAACTTAATCCCAAGTTCTACCACTGTACCATTATCATGGTTACGTGGTTTATCCCCGACGAGCATCATTCCAATCTCATTAAGAAGCGAATTATCTACAAATGACATTATTAACTATGATTGGCGTACTAATTTGAGCAGTGAAAAAGTGGTCAACTTAGCATACTTAGCAAAATTGGGCATTAATCAAGATTTATTATTGGGATGGGGTGGGGCAGCTTATACATCTATTAGTGCTACGGATACATTTAATTTAAGTTGGCTGGCGGATATTTCTCAAAGCGATACTATTCCCTTTGATAACCATCTAAACCTAGCCATTTCGTGTATATTACTATTAGACTGGATGTATGGATTCAATTCTACTATACCTGGTTTAACATGGACCTTACTAACAAGAAATACTACATGGACCTTACCATCTAGGTAATGTTCAAATAATTAGGAGACTTATATGTCTGTTATAGCAAGTGAGTTAATCGTTTATGGCGCAACCGGAATAGCAGAAGATAATACTACTGCTCAAGGTGGAGGTATTGACACAGGGGTTCGCTATGTGTTTGATGACTCAACTCTCGCCAATACTTTAAATGATACAGTTGATGTAGTTAGCGGTAGTGCTGCCGATACTACTCAAACTGTTACTGTGACTGGTCGCTCATCTACGGGCGTTATTACTAGTGAAGCTTTTACTTTAGCTGGAGTTAATTCTCAAGCTGGGGCTGTAACCTTTGAGAGAATTCTTAAGGTCGTATGTGATGCCGCTCATGCTGGTGTAGTTAATGTAACTGATAATGGTACAACTACTACAATGGTAGATATGGAATCTGGTGTGCTACAAGTGCGTCGTCCATTCTATGATGTGTCCGCTGATGCAGCCGGTGGTTCTAGTAGAGACTTTTATGAAAAACTCTTTATGAAAAATACCAATGCTGTTAACGCTTTACTTAGCGCCATTATTAAAGAAAATGCCGACCCAACTGGTATTATTAGTTTTACTCTAGAAGATGCTCAAGATGATGATGAAATTGTAGCCTCGCGCCTAGATACTGCGCCAACTGGAATTTCCGAAGCATTTAGTGATGATGATAAGAATGTTCCCGGTACTGATATAGCTCCAGGTAGTGCGTGCGGAATTTGGTTAAAAATGTCACTCACGGCCGGGGCTGCTGCTGGCAAATCTACATGGACAATGAATAGTGAAGGCTCGACTACTTAAGGGGCTATATTAGATAGGACAATAATATGTTAGATGAAGTAATGATGGCCAAATCATATATTCCCAAGAGTAAACATACTAAAAATAAAATTGGTACTAAATTTGGTGATGGATGTGTAATTATTGCATATTTAGGTTCTGGTAATTCTAATTGTGCTATGTGGTTAGCAGAATGTAAATGTGGTCAAACCTTTAAATTGAGAACACATGCTATTAAACAACAAAATGGATGTAGAATTTGTGCGAATAAAATAAGAAAAAGAAAAGATGTCACCGGGGTAATATTTGGAGACGGGGCGATTGTTATTGATAAAAATGAGGAAAAAACCAAAAAATTTGCTGCAACTTATTGGAATTGTAGGTGTCCAAAATGCCAGATGATATTCACGGCTACTACAACTGAAATTTTATCCAAGACTAAAAGAAAATATGGTTTATGTAAAATATGTACTTTGAAACATAAAGTTTGGAAATATGGCAAAGCCCACCATAATTATAATCATGATTTAACCAAAAAAGATAGATTTAAAGCACAAGAGCATAGGAGCATTTCTATTGAAGGTTATCCAGAATTTATTCATAATACTATGAAAAGAGATAATTATAAATGTATTTTATGTAACAGTAATAGAAAGATTGTTGTACATCATTTAGATGGTTTTCATTGGTGTAAAGAAAAACGTACAGATATAAATAATGGTATTACTTTATGTAATAGTTGTCATCGCAAATTTCATAGCATATATGGTATTAAACATAATACAAAAAAACAATTTATTGAATTTCAATCTAATGATAATAGGACACAATCATGAGTGTAGAAGCTACCAAGCAACTAATGAAACAACCCTCGGAGGTTCGACAATATACCTTAAATTTCCAGAACCTTATGGTCACCGGAGAAACCATTGCATCAATAACAACCCTAACATCTGAAATGCTAGGTGGCGGAACCACAGACCTTACTATCACCAGTCCCACTATTGTTGCCCAAACGGTGACAATGTGGATTGCCGGTGGTACAGCATGTAATCGCTATAGAGTTGAAGTTAAGGTAACAACAAGCACCGGCGCAATCATAGAGGGCGACGGCATTCTCAAACTATCGGATAAATAATATGGCAAGTTGGCAAGATGAAATGGTGCCCATTTTAAGGGCTCTTATAAGCGACCTGGGTGAGACTCCAACATACTCAGATGGTCGCCTAGAAAAAATGCTCATAGTCGCCGCCCATTTATTCCCTATGGATGTGTCTTATGGTAATTCGTATACTGTGAGTATTTCTTCCTGCTCTATTACCCCTGACCCAGTGGATGGCTCTGATACTACATATATGAACTTTGTGGTAATGAAGGCCGCATGTTTAATGGACCAATCTACATTTAGAACAGAGGCTCTGCGAGCGGGTATTAAGGCAAGATGTGGTCCGGCTATATTAGAAACTGTAGATAGACTACCAGGTTTTAAAGACCTGTTAAATAAGGGGCCTTGTGCAGCATACGAGGTCATGCGATATGATTATAATTTTGGTAGCGGAAACATTTGTAGAGCTATTTTAAGTCCATTTGTTGGAAATAACTTTAGCCCACAATCACTTTCTAATATCGGTACATACTATAACGGGAGATAATTAATAATGGCTAATGATATATTTGATTGTGCGGGCAATGCTAGCGGTACACAAAAACGTGGTACTGTAGTGGTTAACGCACAGGGTCCAGGTGGTGGAGTGTATAAAACTATTGATAAGGGAACAACTATTAGTAATGCAACCTATACTACTACTTGGGACGCTCGTTTTGACGACCCACGTTATTATCAGGGTGATACTGATGCATAATAGCGAAGGTATAAAATAATGGGTTTATTTGACGGTATTATTACATCTAGTTTTAAAGACCTCCATAAAGATGCTATAGACGCACTCTTAGAGGACACTGCTCTTACTGTGCCCTGTCGCCTATACTATGGTGAAACTAAGTGGACAGACTGCCCTAACTGTGACTTTGATGTTATGGGAGGTAAGTCTTCAAATAGATATACTGCTGGTGGCCCAGTAGCATTTCCCAATGGTCAAATGTGTCCATATTGTCATGGTAAGGGTCGTACACAAGACGAACAAACAGAAGAAGTATATTTAGCAGTCATTTGGGATATGAAACTGTGGATGAAATTGGGTGGTATTGGTTCATCAGTAGCATCTGCATCATCTAACACCAAAGATTCGTTTGCCCAAACACTTAGTAAATTTTCAACTACATATGATAAGTTGCGTAGAGCTAACGAGATTATTTTTGACACTGATGTTGAAACTAGTGTTGAATTAAGATTTACTAGAATAGGAGAGCCTCAACCATGTGGTTTGGGCGCAAGTAATTTTGTTGTAGCCATGTGGAAACGAAGCTCATAATATGTCATTAGGAATAACAGTAACTCTTCTTGAAACACCTGCCCAAATTAAACAGCAGATAATGAAAGCTTTATTAGTAGAGTTGAATATAAAATTAGCCAAGGCTGCTATATACATCAAGCAGAATCTTCCCGCTGTTCTTAGGGTAGCCTTAACTAATCAAGATGAATATAACTCTATTGTAGGTGGTGACTTGCGCGAACACTTTGGTATTCCAGATGGGGTTTGGAAACTTAGTGTTATTCTCGACAAATGGCTTGATACCATTATGATAACAACTAAGAAGTTTAAATATGTAGGTGGTAATATTACTGGTGGATTGACAGTTCAAGCTATAAGGTCTGACTTTAGAGATGTTATGAGTTTAACAGAAGCTTATCAAATAACTGAAAAGGGCGAAGACTTACATTGGTTACATTGGTTATTATTAGCTGGTGATGCAATTATTATTAAAGATTACATTATTGTTGAAGGTGGTCTTTTTCATGGACGTGCTGGTACTAAGATAATGAGAAGTAAAAAGTCTGGTAGATGGAGTGTACCTAGTCAATATAGAGGTAACGAAGAAAACAATTGGACTACTAGAGCTATCAAATCTGCCAATGATAAATTAAATCAATTATTCGCCAAAGCATTTTAAGGATTCATATGTCTACTACAACTGCTACTGATTTCAAAGGTGTAACACACTTTGGTAATGACCAGTTAATCAATATGCTTGAGGTTAATCTTAAGTCATATCTTGATTGGTCTATGCTAAAAATAGGCGGCTGGGTAGACATCTCTAATACACAGGCAGATATATGGGATGGAGATACTAGTCAACTTAGAATGGTTGAAGACCCATCATACACTGATGGACAGGTTTGGCAGGGTATGCGCAAAGACTGGGTATGGGAAACAGGTGTTAATTATTCTGATGTAGATAGTGCTACTCAAAATCCGTCCGGTGTTGGAACTCCAACAGTTGGTGGTGTAGCTACTGCTGAGTCATATTCAATCAATTATCCATTGGGGCGCATTGTATTTGATACTGCTATTGCAACTACCTCAACAGTTAAGACTACTCATGCATATAGAAATGTACAAGTTTATGTAGCAGATGATGTGCCATGGTTTAGAGAATTACAGTTTAGGTCATATAGAAGTGATGATGTTCAAATCTCTGAAACTGATAGTGGAGAATGGTCTATAGGTGGACAACATAGGGTACAGCTACCAGTTGTTATTATTGAGGGTGTTTCAAGAGGTACGTCTAGGGCATTTGAAATGGGTAGTGGCTCTTTGGTTATCCAACAGGATGTGTTATTTCATGTGGTATCAGATAGTAGATATTCGCGCAATAATATTGTAGATATTATACGACAACAATCTGATAGGGCTATTTGGTTGTTTGATACCAACTTGGTTAATGCTGGTAGTGGATGGCCGCTAGATATGGATGGGGCATTAGTTGGTACAAAAATGTATACTGACCTAGTGGACACTATTACAAATGGTGGATATCAATGGAATCAGTGTTATATGCGAAATGCAGTCGTTTCAGAAATAGATACATTATACCCTAAGCTTTTCGAAGGTGTTGTACGCATGACGATGGAGATAGTTTTAGGCGGTTCATAGGCTAACGGTGTATAATGATGTACATCAGCAAAGATTTTAATCCTTTAAAGGAGACTTTTTTACAATGGCTAATAAACGCATTTATTATGCTGTTCAACAAGCTATGATTGAAGGCGACGGCGGCGATTGGGACTTTGATACTGCGAATGCAGTGGTTAAGGGACTTCAAAATGCTTCTGTAAGCACCAATTATAACTTGACTCAAGCTTTCCAGCTTGGGCAGCAAGCAATTTATGAAAATATTGAAGAATTACCAGATGTTGAAGTATCTTTAAGTAAGCTACTTGATGGTAGTCCTTTAATGTTTCATTTGTCTACAGTAGATGCTGTATTGCCAACACTAGCTGGACGTTCAAACGCTAAATGTAAATTTGGTTTAGGTATTTGGCCGGATACCGAAACCAGTGCTGCATCAACCACTGTTCCTAATTCAGTACTAGCATGTTCTGGTATGTATATTGGTTCAGTAACCTATTCCTTTCCACTAGATGATAACTTTACTGAAGAGTGTACTTTGGTTGGTAATCATAAATTATGGAAAGCTGGCAACGTCCATCTGACTAACACTGATGATACCTTAGATTGGGACAACATTGATATGGCTGGTCAACTTGACGGCAATAACGATTCCCCAATAGGTACAGGCGGTGTCAATAGACGACAAGACTTAACTTTTGACGGTACTAATGGTACAGTCGATTTTTGTTTGTTCCCACCAGATGTATATGGTATTAGCTCTTCTGGAACTAATGAACTAGATGCAGCTACAGATGTATATGGTGCTCACATGAGTAGCATTACTATATCTGTAGATTTTGGTCGTGAACAAATTAATGAGTTGGGTCGTCGTGGTCCTTATCACCGTGTTGTAACATTCCCAGTGGAAGTTACTACTGAGATTGAAGTTACTTCTATCTCTGGTGATATGGTCTCAGCAACCGAAGCAGGTATTTACGGAACCGGTACAGGAGTTTGCGCTGAAAAGAGCAATCTGGTTGACCGCACTATTCGTATTGCAACTTGCGAAGGTACTCGAATTTACTTGGGTACTAAGAACAAGTTGGCATCTGTAAATTACTCTGGTGGTGATGCTGGTGGTGGTAATGTGGCAGTAACATACTCATTTACTACGTTTAATGACTTTACTGTAGTTCATAGCGGTGACCCCAATGCATCCGGTAGTGCATGGTGGACCGATAGAGCAACTTACTTAGGCGGATAATTCGATTAAGGGGTACAGGTAACTGTGCCCCTTTTTCAATTTAGGACGAGTTTTTAGGACTCAGAGATTATGTACATCTCTGTTAAATTAATCTCTGGGTCAGAAGAAATGCGATAGGCTTCCTTGGCAGGCAGTCGAGTATAACTTCTGACCTTTTTTTATTACTTAGGAGAAAAACATGGAACCACAACGCGCTAAACAATTGTATGAAGTTATAGGACAATTATATGTAGAAGGTTATAACGGTACACAAATGCTTAATCATTTACAGCAACTTATTGTTACCAAGGACGAAAAAATCAAGGAGTTAGAAGGCAAAATTTTGGATTTTTCTAAAGATAATAAAGCCGATGGAAACACATCAGAGAGCTAATATAGTACATCGTATTTTGTCTCATTATACGATTTGTACTGTAGACGGCACACAATATCTTGTTCAAGAACCAAGCCAGTCTGTATTATATCAATCATACGAATTTTATAATACCATTATAGATAAACATAAATATGATGACTGTCTAACTAAACATAGAGCTTTATTGTTATTGGTTAGCAATGGTTTATGGACATTAGGTGGTGATAAAAACTTCGATACTATAAATGAATCTATTGATAATTTAAAATTACAGTTGTATAATACTATTTTTGGCGATAACAAAAAACATCAAAAATTGCGCAAACAATTAGAGATGACGAAGAAGAAACAAAATGAAATGTATGCGCGTCGTTATCAACTTGATACTTATACATTAGAGGGGTTGGCCGAACACATGCGTAACTATTTTATATATGTTCGTACTATATGTGATAGTAATCACGATTTGTTATGGCAGAATCCGAAAGATTGCGACAGCTATTTATTAGAACATATTGCACATTCCTATATGCTTCAGACGGTTACTGAAAAACAATATAGAGAACTAGCTCGTACTACTCCTTGGGTGTCATATTGGACAGCATACAAAAATACAATTACACCCCATGTTGGTGGTGAATTATTAGACCATATCATATCATACAGTAAGTTTTATGATAATATTCATAAAAATCCTGAATGTCCTACAGATGACATTATTAATGATGACGACATCTTAGATGGATGGATAATATCACAAAGAAAAGAATCTGAACAACAGCAAAAAGAAAAAACTATGTCTACAATTGGTAAGAGGGGAGCTGGAGAAATAGGTATTCCAGCAAAAACCCAAGAAGATGCTAATAAAATTTTTGCACAAAATACATTAGAGGCAAGAGCTAAACACAGATTGCGCACCGAGCATATTCAGAGACAAGGTGAGATTAGTGAAATGGATATGCCAGATACTAAACGAGATATTTCAATGCAAGCACAGCGTCAAGCTAGTGAAGCTATTAAGCAGAAAGGAAAACAATAATGTCGGATAATCACGTATCATTACAACGTATACATGATGAGGCGAAACGTTTGAATGCAGAGCGCGCTATTTTATATTCGCGCAAACGCCTTATGAATACTATAGGCAAAAAAATGCAAACTTCCATGATAGGAGCCATTTCCGCATGTGAAGATGTGTTTGGATTTTTGTGGGGACACGACAAGCCCCTAGAAGATAAAACAGATGATGAAAAACAAATGTATGCCTTGTGGTTGGAATTACGAACAACCATATTAGACAAAGGAAATGTACAGAAGAGGTCTGCATTAGAGGAAGTTGCTAACTACACTATTACATTTAATAAATACAAAACTGATTTTATTATTAAGCAAAAAGGAGAGTAATTATGACTAAGGAATTAAAGCGCACATTTGAAACTACATATACCGATAGTGAGAAGGTAGAACATCAGATAGTGTGTAAGATTGTAAACCCTTCAGTGGAACAGTTGGAAGAAGCAAAGGCTATCTATAACCGTACTTGGAATACAGCGCGCAAAAGTGGTGCTATTCTGCATCTCAAGTTGGCAGATTTTGTTAAAGACGAAGGGTTATGGGACGACAATAAAGAAGCTAAGGTTACAGAATTACGCGCCAATTTACATGGTGCCGAAGTTAAACTGGCAAAAGGAGGCTTTTCTTTAGCTGAAGCTCGTTCCCTAGCTATTGAAATGAGAAAGTGGCGGTATGAATTAAGAGAATTGCTCACCATTGAAACCCAGTTGGAAAATATGACTGCTGAATCTCAGGCAGAAGAAGCAAGGTATAATTATTTGATTGCAGGGTGTACGGTGTATAATGATACTGGAGAAAGGGTCTGGAAGGATATAGGTGAATACTTAAATCCTGACATTCCCGCAATTGCCATGGCCGCATCTATGAAGTATGCGACTATTAAATGGGGAGTGGAAGACAATTTTGAAGAAAAGTTGCCTGAAAATGCCTTTTTGAAAACCTTTAAGTTTGTGGATAAAAATCTCCGTTTGATTCGCAAAGATGGTAGATACGTTGATATAGACGGAAAACTAATTAACGAAGAGGGTAATTTAGTTAATGAAGATAATTGTCGTATTGATGAAGATGGTAATATCCTAAATGATGATGGTAGATTAGTAGTTGATGAATCTTTACCATTCTTAGATGAAGACGGTAATCCTGTTGTTGTTGACATTTCTCCTGCACCAAGTGATGTTTCTGAAGAAGCATCTCAATCTGAATAAATCGTGGACATAGGTTATACCGGAAGAATTAGCGTTCTACCGGTATAACCTTTTTTTCTAGGTATATAATATGGCAGCAAATTTTAATCTTACAGCACAAATCAATGCTAAACTAGGCAATGTTGATAGCCAAATTAGTCTCTTAAGAAGTAAAATTAATGGTGTTAAAGGTGTTGTTTCCATTAAGGTCGATACTAATGCCAGTGCTAGTATCAAAAAGTTAGATACAACCTTTACATCATTTAATACCACTTTGGCGACTACTGCTAGTTCAGTAACAAAAGTTTCTGCGGCTCTAAAAGCACTTGGTGCTTCTGTACATACCGCTACTACACCATTAGCTAAAACAGCTACTACTGCTAAGAAAGCAGCTAGTGGTTTGAAAGCTACCGGTAAGGCTGCCAAAGTAGCTAAAAATGAAATTGAAGAATTCGGTCGTGTATCTGGTTTGGCTATTCGTAGATTCGCTGGATTCACTATTGCTACTACTGTTGTGTTTGGTTTACTGCGTAGTATTTCCGGTGCTGTTGGAGAGGCTATTAAATTCCAACGAGAACTTGTTAGAGTATCTCAGGTTACTGGAACATCCATTGGGGCTTTAAGTGGCCTACGAAAAGAAATTACGCACCTATCTACATCTCTTGGTGTTTCATCTTCACAATTGATTGGCGTATCTCGCATTCTATCTCAGACAGGTCTGTCTGCATCAGAAACTAAAGTAGCCCTAGAGGCTCTAGCTAAATCTGATTTAGCACCAACATTTTCAAGTATAGAAAAAACAGCAGAAGGTGCTGTCGCTCTTATGCGTCAATTTAAAATTGGAACTGAGGGCTTGGAAAAATCTTTAAGTTCTATTAATGCTGTTGCTGGTAAATTTGCTGTTGAATCCGATGATATTATTGCTGCTATTCGACGTGCTGGTGGTGTATTCGCTGCCGCTACTAAAGAATCAGATAAAGGACAAAAATCTCTCGAACAGTTTATTGCTACATTTACGTCAGTAAGAGCTACTACTCGTGAAAGTGCTGAATCTATTGCTACAGGTTTACGTACTGTTTTTACACGTATTCAGCGTGGTTCTACTATCAGAAACCTAGAGAAGATGGGTATTACCTTAACTGATGTAGAAGGCAAATTTGTAGGAGCTTATGACGCTATCAATATTCTAGGTAATGAATTAAAGAGTCTAGACCCTAGAGAGTCAAGATTCTCTAAAATCGCTGAACAGCTTGGTGGTTTCCGTCAAATTTCTAAGGTTATTCCTTTGATTCAACAAACTGAAACTCGTATGAAGGCTTTAGCAGTTGCCCAACAGGGTTATAATTCTTTAACTAGAGATAGTTTAACAGCACAAGAAGCTTGGGAGATTCAGTTAAAGAGAGTCAAGGAAGAGTTTATAGCTCTTGTTCGTGAAATTTCTAATACTCAAACTTTCAGTGTATTAATTAGCGGCATCATTCAGGCCACTCGTCAGTTGGTACAGTTTGCTGAGGCTTTTAAGGGATTGCTACCTCTAATTACTGCGTTTGCTTTAGTTAAAGGTATTGGTATCTCAAAGATGTTCTTAAGTAGAAGGGGTTTTCCTTCTGGTTTAAAGGGTACGGAAGTTCCTGGTAGTCCCAAGGGATTTAAGGGTGGTGGTTATGTATCTAGTGGTAGCGGTATGAGAGATGATGTTCCTGCTAAGCTTGGTAAGGGTGAATATGTTATTCAACAAAAGGCAGTTAGTGCTGTTGGTCGTCCTTATTTAGAGGCATTGAATCGTTATGGTGTAGGTGGTGAGACAAAACCTAATATACCCGTAAAGGCTGGTGCTAAGAGACGTGCGGCTATAGGACCAAAAATAGATAGACCGCTTATGAAGGAAAGGATGGTTGGTGGTGCGTTGTTAAAGCCGCCATCTCCAACAGATAATACGGTTACCGCTCGCGCTCAGAACGTTTCTTATTTAAATGGTGAAAATAAAACCTATCGTTTAGTACGAGCTGGTATTCCTAAGAGTATTGCTGAATCAACCCATGGAATTTTTTCAAAGGGTGTAGTAGCAAGTGTTAAAGATGCAGCTAAATCTTTTGCCGGTACTGAATTATCTACTAAAATTGGTACTGATGTAGGACTTATTAAATCATTAGATATTGATTCTTTAGGGGGTCATCTATTTGAAGGTATGTTAAGAACTGTAGGACAACAAGGTATTTTTGACTCTGGGGCTAATGACGAAAATCCTGGTAATTTTGACTTTACCGGTAATTTCTTTTCCTCACAGGGTAAACTTGGCACATATTTTAATAAGCTTAAGTCTATTAAATATATTGATGCTAAATATTCTATGAACTCTGCTAAGCCTGGTGAATTTCAAAAAAAGATAGAAAACCAACTTAACTTTGAAAAGTCTCATAATGAAAAACGTGGAACAATGGGTGGCAATATACCCAAGGCGGAATCCGCTAGAGCTAAAGCAATTAGAATTAAAAGCGAAGATGTCACAAATGCTCGACTAAAACGTCTAGGTAAACCTCCAAAGTTTATTAGAGCAAGTACTGGTGGTAGTGTCAATGCCTTATTGACTAAGGGTGAATATGTTATGGGTAGTGGCCCAGCGGGCAAATTGGGTAAATCATTTATGGATGATTTGAATAATGTTCATAAGTTTCATGATGGTGGGCTTGTGGGATATACAGATGGTGGTCGAAGAGAGAGAATAGATAATATTGTACAAAATCTTCCTCCTAATGCTATATATGCTGCACTTGAAAAGATTAAAGCTGAAAAGGCAAAAAGAGCACAACCTATTACTAATAAAGAAGCTCAAAGACAAGCACGATTAGCTAACGCAAAAAGAGCGAATAGACAGAAAGAACTTGCAAAAAGATGGGGGAGTAAAGATGTAGAAAAGGGTGTAGAGAGATATCAAAAAGCGGAGCGTCCGCGTTCTGTTTCGGTTAGCGATATTCATCATGTTCCAGTAAATTATGGTCAACAACAATGGACAGATGACTTTAACAGAAGACAAGCTGCTAATAAAGGAGCGGCACCTTCACCACCTCCAGTTAGAAGGGTAGCTTCAACTAGACCACCACATCCAAGTACTCATTTACCACCCGGGGGTAGGGTATCAAGTACTAGTCCGCCTCCTATTATGCCACCTGGTTCTCGTGGTGTAGTACCAAGTACTAGTCCACCTCATCAGATGCCACCCCCTGCACCCGCTCCTAGAAATGCAATAATGATGCCTACACAAGGCAGAATAGGACCACAAGAGTTAAGAGCTAAAACTCAACAACAAGCTGCCGCTCTTCCATTTCAGGGACATAAATCTGTAGCCGTTGGTAGAGATGTATTAGGTAAGATGAATATAAGCGATAAGGCTTATCAGGCAGGAATGCACGCTTTTGTACGAAAGTTAAAAGATACTACTAATAAAGTACAAAAAGAAGGTGCCTTAACAGATGCATTAAATAAGGGTAGACAAGCAGCGATACAGGCAGAAAAAGAATATACTAAAAAAACAAGTAGGGGTAGTAAATTACATGCTCTAAAAAATAGATTTTTGTCAGGTAAATCAGGTACTAGCGTTGCGCTGAATAAGTTTACTGATAGAATAGGTGGTGTCGCTACATTTGCCGCACCAATGCTAGCTTCACAGTTTGACCCAAAGGGAGAAAGTTCAATCACACAAGCTTTTGGTGGTGGTATTGGTACTGGTGGTATGGCATCTATGTTAGGTTTGGGTCCAATGGGGGCTGTAGCCGGTGGTATTATGGGAGCGGCAACAGGTATTAAAGGAGCTAGAACTGCTAGGGCTACATCTAAAGCAGAAATGATATTAGCAAGAACTACGAAGGCATTAAACGCGGCTTTTGAAAAACTTTTAGCAACAGGTAGTATAGAGGAATTACAAACTTCATTTGGTGGTTTAGGTAAGGTTATTCAGACCCAAGAAAAGGCTGTTTCAGAAGCTAGTCAGACTTCGTATGGTTCGATGTTTGGTAAAAAGATAGGTGAGGGTACAGAAGATATTGATAGATTTACTTATGGTCAAGCGGTAGTAACTACTGCGTTAAGTCCAGAAACACTTCCTGATAAAATGGGTTTGACTTATATAGGGGATATGTTCAGAGGTGCAAAAAAAATTGTCACTAAATTTGGTGGTACTGGATTAGATTTTAATACAATGGGAAAAAATGCCGCAGCAGATTTGCAGACTAATGTTAGAAATAGGAAAGATGCTGGTAATGCACTTCGTCTGGAAAATCTGAAACAAAATTTAGCTGGTTCAACTGGAGCTGTTGAAAAAGCACTTAGTTTACGTGGCGAGACTACCCTAGGAGAAGAAGGGTTAAAAAAGGATAAAGCCTTGGCTGCATTAGGTCTAAAGACAGCCAATATTGCTAAAGCTGTTAAAGATTTTGGTACTTGGGAAATAACAGATGAGTTGGGTAAGTTGACTAAATTGGGTCGATTCTTGAGAGGTGAGGGTGAAAAAAATATGGGGAAGATTTTGGAGGAAACAGCCTTACGTAAGAAACTAGATACAGCAATGCAAGCCAATATCAAAGTTTTAGATGCACTTGTTACTCGTTTTGAAACTATGTCTGCTATTATGGATAGAGCAGCCGCCGCTGGTGGTGGTGCAACAGAAGATATCAGATTAATGAATGCTCAACGTAGTGGGGGTGTGGGTGTAAGAAATTTCGCAGCGGGTCAACAAAATGTTTTTGCTAATCCACGAGCTTTTACTCCTGGTCAATATGATGATGCATCACAACGTTTAATTACTAGAATGGGTGGTCCTGGAGGTAGTACGAGCCAAGCCGTAGAGATTGCTCAGGGTGGTAAAAGATTACAAGATGGTCTTGAAAAAATTATTGGTGAAGTATTAGCGAAAATAGAGGCAGGAGGTCCACCGTTGGCAGGTGAAAATCCAGAGGGTTTAGTTATTGAAGCTATTACTAACAACTTTAGTGGTAGTGTACCAAAAGAAATTTTAGATATTGTTATTACCAATATTAAAAAACAAGTAAACTCTAATAAGGGTAATGTAGATTTTAAGGATATATTTAATCAGGGTAATTTGTCAAAGGTCGTAGCACCGGCCAAACAGGCTGCCCAGGATATGTTAGCTAAGAATGTTGATGTAGAAATGGGTATGCGTGAAAAGTTTATAACTGATTATGCAGTAGAAGCTACACGAGAGCTTAAACAACGCGCTAAGATGGCAGCTATACAAAGTGATGGTATAACTAAACAAAATCAATTATCTAAATCATTTGGTATAGTTCTTTCTAGCACTCAGCAACTTGAACCTTTTGTAGCTCGCATGAGAGGGCTAACAAAATCCGGTGGTATTGCTGGTGGAACTACAAATCAGCAAGAAATTGAACGAAAAATGCAAAGCCTAGAGGGTAGAAAGACTAATCTTACAGCAGCAGGTAAGTATTTTGCAGAACAAGGTAAGTGGAAAGAAGAAGCTATAATGATTAGAGAGCTTGCTGGAGTAAATTTCCAATTACAAGCTAACAGAATGGCCTTGGATACCCTGTCTAAAGATACTGTACGGTTATCAACAATACAGTCAGAAATTGCCCAAATAAACAAGAGAAGAGATGAGGGTAATAAGAGTATGTTAGATTTAATGTCTGGCGGTTTTAAAGATAGGGCTAAATTTCAACAAAAGATAAATCTGATTGGTAAATTTATACAAACTGGTGGTAAGGGTATGAGTGAAAAACAGCAAGCTCAAGCTGTCAAAGGAATGGAAGAAATAAGACCTATGGCAAGTACGGTACATCCGGGTAGAGAAAATGAAATCAATAATGTCATTGGTAGTTTTAAAGCTATGGCAACTACAGCAGGATATGCTAGTAGATTGGGTATACCTCGTAATAATATGAGTACTGCTGCTCAAGCTGGTGCCCAAAGAAATTTTCAATTATTGGGTAGTGGTCCAGCAGGGGTTGAAGAATATTTAAGAGATAGACCTTTACCAGAGCACGTAAAAGCTCGTATTAGAGAAAATCCTGCTGAACAAGCAAGAAAAGAACGATTAAACGCTCAGGGATGGGGTGGCACTGAAGCTGGACGTATAGGTATGGATTTAGGAGTTGATGCTGCTCGTATTAAACAAGATGAAGCTAGAAATTTAGTAAGGTCACAAACACAGTTAGCTGAGGCATTATTTAAACTAGACAGATTACCTAATGTTTTAGAGAAGGTTGAACAAAGATTAGCTGAACAAAATGCTGTTATGATGGGTTCTAATATTCCTGTGAGCAGACCATCTCAACAAAATATATTGCCTCAAAACCCAATTGCTCCACCTGGTTTACAGCAAGCACCACCTCCTTTGACGCCACAGGCACAATTTGAGAAAGATTTCTTAGATGCTGCAAGAGGTGGGCCTGAATCAGGTCAAGGTGCTAGTATACAAACACCTGACAAGATTGAAATGGTATGTAGACATACCTTTGATGTTAATGTTAATGGTTTAGGTGGTTTAGAGGGAGGTCTTAAAGCACAGATGGAAGAGGTTGTTAATAATCAGATAAAGGGATGGATAGACCCACTTACTACTGAACTAAGGGTAAATCCAACATATAATGCTTAATAAGAAAGAACAATAATGTCTGCTACTACAATGACATATGGAGCATATAGTTTTTCTCCAGTACCAATGTTAACTTTATCAGAACCGTTTGACAAACGTGGTGATGATACTATGTTAGGTACTACTGTTAGCGCAACTTTAACCGGTACTCTAACACCGCTACCAGCAAATGATAGTGGATTAGACCAAATCATTACTTTACAAGATGAACTTAGAGCAGCTATGGATGATGATGGTCAACATTTTGTGGTTAAGTGTGGTAGTGATACATTAATTGATAAATATCCTAGGGTAGTTAATATATCATTTGCGCCAACAAGTAACAATTGGACCTTAACATCTACCTTCACTATTTCTTTAGAGTGGGATGAAACCCAACTATCAGATAGTGATGGTGATTCCATAGCGCCCTATGTTAAAAATGTTAATGACTCATGGACTGTTGAATTTCAAGATAATGTTAGTAAGTTTTCTTGGAGTGCAAATGGTACTACGGATGCTAATAGTATTCTTATGCGTGTATCAAGAAATATTTCCGCTACAGGTAAGCATGTTTTTCAATCTGGGGGCATAATAAAAGAGGCATGGGAACAGGCAGAAGAGTGGGTTACTGGTCGCCTAGGTTGGTATGGTGGTGTCGGTGGTGACGCCATGATGGCTAGTCACGGTGTATTGAATATGACCACTGGAGGCTTTTCCAGGTTTAACCACATGCGTAGTAAAATCGTTGATGAAACTGCGGGTAACTTTCAAGTTACTGAAAACTGGCTTATCTTAGATACTACGGTTACTGGTCAGCCTGGTAATGTAACTGAAGATTTTAATGTCAGTGTGCGCAAAAGTAATATAGATAGCGATTTAACAAGTGTATCTGTAGATGGTAGTATTCAGGGATTAGAAACTCGTAGTTATGGTGATGACCCTGGAGAGTTTACTATTTCAACCACCAAGTATGAAGAGGCTGTAAGCGCATGGCCTACTATTAGTGGGCGTTTATACAATAGGGCTGTACAAGCCAGTAATGGTATCGCCATTAGGTCACTACATATCACTCCATTATTACAAAGTTTAGCTCATACTTTAGCCCAGGGTTCATTAAAATATACATGGGAATTTGATGATAGACCATGTAATTATATTTCTGGTGCCTTATCAGAACTAATACAAATCAATGAAACTCATCCTACTGATATTTTTGCATCCCTAGCAGTACTAGGTAGAGCTAAGGGACCAGTATTACAATCTATTGATACCGTTACATCACCAACTAAAGATGTGAGTATTGAAGCAGTAATGCCACCAATGACGGGGTGTTCTGATTTTGCCGCAGCTATTGCAGGCGCCCCAACTAGTACAGTAGAATGTTTACTAAAAACCGTAGAAGATAGTTTAACAGCAGCTTATGACCAAGTTTTTAAAACCAGTGATGGTGAATCGTGGAGTCCAAAGACCGGAAGATATTCTCGTAATGTATCGTGGACTATGGGTATCTGTACCGGTGATGCTATCGGAACTTCAATGTCATGTACATAAAGGAAATAGAGGATGACTCAACCAGTTAAAAATATCTGTTCGCCTAGTAATATATACGGTGGATTTAACCATACATTGTTCATGGGTTGTAGCGTTATGTCGTTTTCGGCCTCAGTGGGTTGGAACGAACAAATTTCTGAAGTAACAGTACAGCTTGTAGAAGACCCGTGTGTTGCTCCAGTAGCATCTCCAAAACATTATTGGGACGAAGACTTAAACGCTCAAACTACAACTGCTGTTGACCCAGGCTTTATTGGGACTAAAGAAATGATTGGTGCCCCTATGTACTTTAGGGTTGCCGACTTTGAATTTAGTGGTTTACTACAAGATTATGAAGCACATAGTTCATCAAGTGGTCGTCCTGTATATACAGTCAAAATAGTTAGCCCTCAATTAATTCTAGAAGGTGTTCAATTAATTGTAGGAGAATATAGCGGTGCGACCTCTGTAGTTACCAATCTATATAACCCATTTGGTTTTATGGAATCTTTTGGAATAGCATGTCCTCTAACAACTTTCGCTGGTGCTACCTTTGGTACATTAGCCGGTGGTTACGGTGGTTCTGGTCGTAATAATAATGGTATGGCATGGAATCAAATTTCACGAGGTTTTAATATTTTGTGTAACTCTTTCGGTGGTACTATAGGTGGTAATTGGGGTGGCGGTCTTGTCCAGTATCGTGGCTATTCCTATGCTAATACAGCAGCAGTTGGTGGCTATGGTTTAATGCCAGGTTATCATTACTATGTTGATATTAGTGAACTTCCTATTCCACCTAGTTATTATCGCCTACAAGGACCGTCGGTTGGTTTATTAGAATCTATATCACAACTCTGTGAAGAATCAGGTTATGACTACTATGTAGAACTACTTCCTGTTCAAGATGCAACACTAGACCCAACCACGGGTGTTGCTAAGTTCATTAAATTCCGTACTGTATCTAGAGTTGTAGCACCCACCGTAGGTGCCATTGCTTCATTCATTGATGGAGAATCAACAAAATTACAAGGTGCTGCATCTGATGGATTAATAGATAGTGCAGCAGGTTTTGAACTACGTAATGAAGTTACATCAACATTCTACTTTGGTGGTAATCAAGAAACAATATATCAAAATACTGGTTCTAATGACCCAAATTGTGACCAAGATGATATCGTTTTACCATATTGGGGATTAGATAGTAATAAAAACTTTATCGTCTCTTGTAAAGATGATGATGGTTGGTGGGAGTTTAATATAGAAACCGAAGCTCTTAATTATCAACTTCAAGTATTAACTATGCCCTCAACAGTTACAATTAATGAAAAGGAACTATTGTTTGCTGCTGCGGGATTTGATGAGTGGGAATCTTATGAGATGTTAGCCGCAGAACAAGAAGATGCAGGAGAAGCTGGTGTAGGACACGATATTGGAAAAGCGTTATTCGACCAAATCTCAGCTTTTAATGGTGGCGTACACAACTTTAAAGGAGTCCTTGCTTTTATGGCTGGTAAGGGTGCCTCTGTTGCTGCCAGAGATTTTATAAATACCCGTAAGAGCGCTGTTGATACTGCTACTGCTGATGATGAGGGAAAAATGTGTACAGACATTGATAAGATTTATGAATGGTTACACACCTTTGCTACAGATTTTTATGGTAAAAAGTATGCCGTTAGAGTTCCGTATAGTTGCGCACAAGTTGATGGAGAAAGTACCTTAGTTACTAATTCTGAGGTTCCTCAAAGCGAAGGTTGGACAGATGAATCAGATATATTAGGATTGCCAACCTCTAGTCCTTATATGCAATTCTTTAGAAGTGAAGATGGTAAGTATAATTCTTTCTGTTCTATGACCATTGGTGATAAAATTATGAACTGGTCTAATCTGTCAGAAAACAACTATATTGTTTATGACAGTGTTCTTTATATGAAAAGTTCTGTAGAAGGTGATGACTGGATTTATGGAGATTACTCAAATAGGTTATATCCAAGAGCAGTGGTTGTTTTAGAACAGGCTATTAAATTTCCATCATTTGAAGACTTAGATGCTGGTAATGAAATTCCTGAAGGTGTTAGAGGATTGACCTGGTTGTTAGATAAACTTGCTGGTTTAGCTAGTAGTATTCCTAATTGGCATAGTCTTCCTGGTGTTGTTACCATGAATGTAGTATTACCATATAAGGTAAATGACCCAGATGGTATTTCATTTGGTGTTAAGAGTAATATCCATGTTTATGGTCCTTGGGGTAACGCTGGTCCAGCAGGTAAAGTTAGAGTTGTTCACGAATCTGGTTTAACCCCTTGGGAATATGGGGGTTCTGCTGCTATGAATGTTGCTGGTCTGGCTTTGTCAGCAGAAGGTGTAACCAACATGCAATATGGTGAAAAGGGTAGCGCTAATGTGCCAGGTTATCCTGAAATTCCATTGGGTGCAGAATTAGGTGCTTATGCTGGAGGTTTCTTTGGTGCTGGTACACAACTTATAGAAAATAGAGCATCAACTAGTGATAGTTATACTGGTGACCATGTGAGTGATGGTTCTACTACATATAACTGGGGTTACTTTTCCTATGGCGGTTCATGGACTGGTTTATATGGACCAAATGTAACTGGTATTAGTGTGTCTGTAGGAACCGGTGGGACTAATACATCATATAGTTTCTCTACATTCACTCCTAAATTTGGACGCTTTAGTCAATATAATGCTGAGAGATTAAAGGCAGTTGGACGTGGTAAACTTAGAACACAAAAGCAGTTTGCCGCTTTGTTTTTGAAGCAAATACGTATGTCTGTTAGAGCTGGTCAAAAAACCGACCGTAGAAGACGTGTGTTCGGTGCTAAAAAACAAGCACCAGCAACACCTATGGAGGTATTTGTTGGTCAAATACTTCCTCTTGATAAAAATGGTGTAGCATTAAGTCGTACTATTAATACAGCAGAAAGTATGGTGGATGCTAGTGTAACAATCAGTCGTGATAAGTATGATGAAACTGCATTGATGTCATTAGACGGATTAATTCGTCCTGTGTCTATGGATGGTGGTGGTAGTTTACCTCGCTATGGTAACTATATAAGAAATTGTGATGATTATCAATCACAGGGAACAACTCCACCTATACATAAGGGTGATGCAGAGTGCGCTGACAAAGGTGGTCCTTACTATGGTGGGGATGATAAACATTATAATCAAATTCACCAAGACTACTTAAACCCATTTTCTAATCCTGATGGTTTTAGTCGTTGTAGTGTTGTACGAGATAAATCTACTAGTGATACTACCATAGGTCACGATGTTGATATTGTTGGTAGGGGAAGTTCACCTCCAAGTGATGGTTTATCTATGCCAACCTGGGCTGGATTTGATGGTACTAATCATGCTGATTATCATAATGACTATAGGGTGTTTGCCTGGAAAGGTCCAATTTTAATTCAACAGTGGGGTTATGATTTAGATGGTAAGCCTATGCCAAATTTTGCGGATGATGCAGAAGATGCATCTAATGGTACATTTACTACAACAGCTTTACGAGGTAAGTTTTTAGATGGTTGGATGTCTAAACCTCACACTTGGCCAGTTGGTCCACTAGACCTACGTTGGGACAGACAACGTGGTGTATGGACTTCACCTCCAGAACGTCGCCGTTTATTGGTAGAATTGTGTGAAGATTTATGTTCAGGTAAAACTGTAAAAGCTAAGGTAGATACTAGTAGAAGCCCAGATTTTTATGATGAGGAAGGTGATGAAATTTCAACACCTATAGTTGACGTAGTAGAATTACATAATAACTGTTATAAATCTGGTGAAAAACTAACTGTATACTACGACCCATATAAATGTGATTATAGAGTGTTAGAAGGTCATGCTCCCCAAGTTATGAATAGTACTGATTGGATAAATTCTGCTGTAGGTATTGGTACCACAGAAGGTATACCATTTAATCTTTTAAAGTTTGGAGATGGCTTAACTGCTAGAACTGGTGAAGACTGTTGTACAGTTGAAATAGGTGCAGGTATGGAAATTAGTACTTATGATACATGTTTAGCACCGGCTGCTATGGCGACTGTTGACTGGGTTACTAAGATGAACCTAGGTCTTGGTTTAATGGGTAACGATGATGGAGACGGAGAAGTAACCGTACAAGCCGGGGTACACTTTGAGTGTGCGTCTGGTGCGGCTACCGGTTGTAGTGCTGTTGCTGATAATTATATATCAACCATACAAATTGATGAAAACTCATTGTATGCTGAATCAGTAGATGAGTGTACTATTAAACTTAGCGTTAAGGCTGAAGATTCATATCCACAAGCAATATTATGGGGTGGCGAAACAACAGAAGTTGATACATTAGCATTTTCCGATGATTTCACTTTGAGCGTTGAGATAATTGGTAGTAACAAAATTGGTAGACTTAGTTTTGCGACTCCAGAAGGTAGATATGATGCTTTAGCAAGCGATGATGCAGACAAAATGGTAGGTAAAGTAGTTTCCTTTGTAAGTAGATTACATAAAAAGGGTAACGAACTTATTCCTGTAATGGGATACATGGAATTCGACGAAGAAGGACATTTATTAAAGGTGCGCAAATGACAGATATTGTAATAGGGGAACTTAAGAAAAACAGAACGAAATTATTAACGACTAAGGCGCGCATTATGTTTGGACGACATGAGTTTAAACATGCGTTTGATTATTTTATGGATGACTTTGGTACATCTTTACATAACCGCCCCATCAATAAAGAATGTTGTTTGGTTAATCCCAAGGTATCTGGTTTACCAACTAATTATCCACAATTAAATTGGTATGTTACCCAAGGGCGTTTTATGTTACATCAAACACAAGACATTCAAGAAGGACTATGTGGTTTAGATGACAGTAATTATGCCTTTTTTGACAGTCAATGGATAGAAGGAACTATACTAGTAGATGTGTGGTTTGGCGCAGTGGGTAGTTGGGTATCTGTGATAATGCGCCAATTAGAAGCTCGTTATGTGGTAGTAGCAGATGGTACATATGAATGGGAAAAAGAAATAAGATTAGATTTGTATCACAACGGTGAGTTGTTATGGGAATCTCCCATAACCCAAGAAACAAATATACTAAACTCTTTTCCTCTTGGTATAACCAGTAGAGATAAAGATATCAAAATAGCTAGTACTAATTCACAAGTTCCTATTGAACAAATTACAAATTTTGTATGGTCTCCACCCAATCCTGTTGGTGTTGGTTCAAGTGCATCTTATAAAGATGGTCAATTTACTGGCGTAGCCGGTGTTTATTTCTTTGGTGGAACAACCAATCTAGGTGTTCATTTATGAACAAATACAAACGGTTAATTCTTCCTGCAACAGGTGAGATTTTTACATTACCACTTATAGTTTTAATTGGTAGTCGACCAAGTGGTAGCCAAAGAGTAATACTAGAGGTGTTTAGAGTACTAGGTATTGGTAGTGGTCGTAATATGTATCAACCAGATTGTAAAAAACCAGATTACAATTCATTAGCTAGTCGATTTCCAGTTTTAGCTGGATATACTATTGATAGGGATTGGGATAGAATACAAACTTTATTTCCCGAGGCTAAGTTTATTTTAGTAACACAGAATGAGAACAATTATACAGAGGGAGATGGTGAATATTATAATACGGTTATGGGTTGTATAAATAACGATAATTTGTTATGTATATGTTCTACGGATGCTGATATTCCCAGAAAGATATTAGATTTTATTCATCTGCCTGATTATTTGAACTCACTATCAATTGGAAAGATTCAAGAGTTAGGAAAATCCACATTTACAGAGCGTGTTAAACGTTTTATCTATGCAAGAGCTAAGTGGGTTAAGGCGGGCAAGCCAACTAGAACTTTAGAAAGAGTTCAAGAGTTATATGATACTGTGTGTTCACAATGTGAAGCATTTGATTCAGATAGTTGCGGTATTTGCGGATGTCGTATTAAAAGGGATACTTTACTAATGAATAAATTGGCTTGGGCTACAGAAAGCTGTACTTTACCAGTGTCAAAATGGGAAGCAGATGTAAAAGTGGACACCTCAGAGCTAAACACAGACGAACTTGATAAAGTGGTGGCTAAGGAAACAGCTAAACATACGGTTCCGGCGTCTGAACACAGGTGTTGCGGTGGTTAAATAGAAAAAGGGTGGCACCCGAGAGTACCACCCTTTTAAATGAACGAAATCTGAGAGAGTGTGGGCTACACACGAATACCTTTTTCAGCATCCCACTTAGTCCAGCCGTTATGCGGCAACCACTCCACTGGTATCTTTTTCTTACCATTCTCTTCAACATACCTCTTGGGGAAAAGTGTCCCACCTTTCCTATGCGAGCCAAATACTAACATGGCACCACATTTAGCACACTTTAATTCGTAGAACTTATTATCATCTACTACTCGTACTTTAAAGATTAGGTTGTCAGCTTGTGCCTTACACTTACCACATTGGTGAACTACTATTTCTTGTACTTGTGCCAGTCTTTCAAATAACTCTTTGTGGTCACTAGCATCAAATTCTATAGTTAGTTTAGGTGATGGTCTAAAATATGCCTTCATCAATTACTCTCCTGTTAAATTAGTTTTCCAATCTGCGCCATCATAACCTTGCAAATCTTCTGGAACACCAGTAGCTTGATATGATGACAAAACCTTAAATAATCCCAGCGCTTCTGCATGGGAGATGTTAATAACATTCTTCACCATTGGTAGCTCTTTGTTGATAAAATTCCTGACATTTATACCCAATTTATCTCGACAGGTAATTTCTAAATATGAAATCTGTGGTTGGGTAATCTTGCCGACTGTCTCCATACCAAGAGTTTCCATTTCAGTTTCGTCTGCCTGTTCTTCTGCTGCTATAACCTTGCGCAGTCTAAGAATACGTCGTAGGGCACGTCCTTCTGCTCTGGTTTCTGCTACCGCAGTAGGGTGATTACGATATATCTTATCGGTGTTACCCCAGTATGAATCAGCGCTACCCATAACTTCGATATTACCATAATACTTACAATGTGGAGATTGTACGTTAAATTTTAAATAAACAGTAACAGTTGCTCTTTTTTCATTTTCTGGAGTTGGCGCTTGTACTATATGAGTATGCATATTGATAATAGGTCCAATAAGTTGTTGGGCTACCCTACGTAATCCATCTACTGTTGGATTATCCTTGACCTTTTCTTCTGTCGTTAACTGAGATAGTACAAAGTCGTTCCACTTTGGGTCATCAATAGATATGATATCAATAGTATCAGTTTTTTGCACTTCGTCTTCTACTATATCAATTTGTGCCTCATCTAAATCTGGTAGGTCTTCGTCTTGTTTTGTCAACCCATCTCTTTTAGCTGAAAGATTAGCCTTACCCTTAATAGCATCAGCTTGTTCTCTGGTTAGTCCTAGCTCTACTAATTCAACCCTAATGTCTTCAGCGGTTACTTTACCGGTTGCTAAATCGCTCATTAAATGTCTCCTAATACAATGTATCTGTTACTTCTACTCGGAAATTTGGTTTGGATTTTAACCAATGTTGCCAATACGGCGTTAACTACATCTCGCTTGTACTTATTTGAAAGATTTTTTCGTTGTTGTACCCTTATAACACAATAGCCTAAGTCTAGTAATAGCCCGTTTTTTTGTGAGTCTGCCGCCTGTGTTTTTTGTAAGGTTTCTTCACCCCATACTGGTAGAAAATGACTTGGACCATCTACTTCAATAGCGACTGAAATCCCAGGTAGTAACAAGTCAATTTGAAGTTGTTCATTTTTTATTACTTGGTCTCTATGAAAATCAACATGATAACCAGCAACCAATAACTCTTTTAGTAAATGTCTTTCTAATTGTGAGCCTTCTTTTACAGCCTTTCTAATACCCTCATTAGCTTTATTATGTAGGTCTTGTTGTTCTTGTTCGGTTAACGAATTCCAATGGTCTCTACCTATTTGTGAACGATACTCTTGTTCAACCGGTGTCAAATTTTTCCAAACATCACTCATTGTTTCGCTAATGGCAACCTTAGTTTCCTGTGAGCGCTTTTTTCCTTTAGTGGGATGTGGATGTCGTCCTTGTTGTAATGCTAGTGCTTGTGCCTCACTCCTACTACGAGTAGTAAAACCACATTTTTTCAGTAGTCTTCTGATTCTATTAGGATAAGTGTCACATAATTTAGCTATGGCGGGCACACTCATTTCTCTGGTTTCAAAAGTTTCTTTCAGAAACCATGTTAGTTTGTCTAATGATAATATGTCTAATTTCTTAGACGCTGTTTGAAGCGATTTGGTTAAGGGTCTCATAATTAAAATCCTCTAGTATTATTGTAGGTTGTTTCCATAGTTTGGTTATAATATCAGCATGATAAACACTACGAGCTATTAATTTAATGTCATCATCTTGATATAAGTCAGATAACACATTGAATGGAAAATCTGCAATAACCCATTCTAGGTTCCATACATAAAAATATTTGTGTGTTACTTGATGTAAGTGTTTGAGTAATCGTGTTGTTTGTAAGCATGTTGAAATTACTGGACCGGTAAAACTTTGTACATGATAACTTTGCATCAATGTAAATCGTGGTTGTATTGGAATTTTATCATATTCTTCATAGAATACCATGGTATCTATATGGGGGTATTGTTGAATTAGTTTATTTACCTCTAATATAAGATAAGTTCCTAATTGCGATGTTCCGAGTGTTTGTACTAAAAATCCTAGTTTCATGTTATGTACCTTGGTAATGTATCGGTGGCCTTGCTAACCCATTCTGGGATGTCTAAAGCTTCACCAAGTTCCATGACTCGATGAAAATATGTATGTTCTTTACGAACTTGTTTAGCCGCCTTTTTAGTCATACTATTTTTTAGTTTGTTTTCATTTAAGTATTTTTCTATGCTTTCTATTAACCCGTCACTGTCTAAGAACTGTGGCATTAACTCCTGTTTATAAGGTGTGACACAAAAAGTTCTATTGATAATACAATTGTATAACATATCTAGAGAATAGACAATTACCATTTTGGTTGATTGTATAAAACAAGTAAGTGTATGAGCATCCATACTACCAATATATAAAGCACTTGGTATTCTATATCCAGCACACTTAATAGACAAATCAGGATATGCTAATAAACTGTTAATTTGTTCAAGAGCTATCATGTCGATACTAGTATTTACATCGGTGATAATTAGAATATCACTTTTAGTTTTATCTCTATAATAGCCCTTGGTAAAGTTTACAATATCTGCCGCATAATTAGCATGTATAACATTATCATGTTCAATGTGTTGTCTGATATGTTCGGGTGTGTGCGGTGGTAATATCACTAGTGATGGAGGACAACCCTCTGTCATTTTAAGTGGTAGATTGATACCATATAATACAATACGCATATCAGGATATTCATGTAATGCTAGCAGGGTTTCCCTGGTTAGGTTTTTGTGTGTTACAAATATTACATCTGGTTTTTCTAAGTCTAAAGCATCAAATGCAGAAACTTGTGGTGACCAATGTACTATCTTTTCACCGATAGCTTTAAACGCATGACTGATACTATACATATAGCCATCTTGTAAAGAGTTGGACGAAAACATTATCTTCATTTGATTTTCTTTGCCCTTTCTATGTCCTTGGAAGTATCAATGTCAATAGCTTGAGCATTTTTTGGTATAAAAGCTTTAATTTGATGCCCCGCATCTAAAATATTATTGATAACTTCAAATGTAAAACATTTGTTGTTGGTTTTATCCCACGTTTGAGTCCTAAGCATTTCTAACGGTTGACCGGTAAAGTATGCAATTTGCGCCCATTTGTTGTCCAACCCATAGAAGATTTGTTCAACCATATTTTTATGAAGAACACAGCCTACCTCTTCTTCCTTCATAGTATTACACACGACTAAAGCTGAGTCTCTATCAAATGGCACCCTCAGTGCTTCAACATTAAATACTAAGTCACCATAAAGGATTACTATATTGTTGGTTGTTGCTGCCCTCAAACCCAGTCCTATACTATATGCTACATTAGTTTCTTGATAATGTGGATTTTGCACTTGAATAAGATGGTGTGGTGCTGCATTCATTACCCTCTCAGATTGAAATCCTGTGACTAAAACAATCTCATATTTACCAAACACCTTATCAACAAGACTTATCTGTCTATCTAATACAGTCTTGTGTGTTGTTAATTTGATTAATGACTTAGCCCCATATGTTATCATTCTTGTACCCGCACCAGCAGCAGGTATAATAATGCTGTACTTTTTAGTTTTGCGCGGGGCTTTAGTAGCCGTTATGTGTCTTGTTGCGTTAGCCATTGCTGTATGTATTTATAATCGGATGCTGTTGTAGTATTAGCGTCATATACCTGATGACGTTTAAATAACGGTAGTGGTATATGTGCGCTCAAGATGTTTTGACTAATGGTTAAGAAAAATAACCAATGATATAGCTTTTTTAACTTAGGGTGAAATCTCTGTTGTGTAAGTAAGTTAGTTTTTATAAACACCGGAGACATTATAGGTATGTGTCCGCTTAACAGATTGGCATGAAATGCTGGTAAGTATTGATTAGCCATCATAGTGGATGATTCATCTATGACATTTTCTACTATCAAATCAGCATATACAGCACCAATAATAGCCGCATCAGACAGTTTATCTACCATCAGAGACACAGCATTATCCATAGTGAAATCGTAATCCCGCCCCATGAAGCCAACTACTACACTGTCTCCGAACCCCTGTTCTATATGACGATTAAATAGCTCAGCAGGCTTATCTGTTTCTTCACAGATAACCTCTAGGTTTGGATAGTCCTGTGTAGTTAGCTCAGAACCGGCGTATATGATAGTAGTTTTTGGTTTAATAGGCATTGTGGTACTAATTTGGTTAATTGATGTATGTTAGTGTATTCGTCTTTTTCTTCTGCAATATTACTTTGTCTAATGTTATCTACAATAGAGTGTTGAGGATTACTTGTTAGTTTAAAGTATTTCCAAATGTTGAATGGCATAATGGTTACACCGTGATACTCTATTGCTGAAAATTGTAATAAGTCTATGTAGATTTTTTCTCTAATCTCTGCTAGTGTGGTTTTACTTAACAATATACCAGCATCTATAAATACCACATATGGAATTTTGTTGTTGTTAAGTACCAATTGTTGCATTGTAGTAGGTAAATTAATATCTGGATTTAAGATATTTTCTAGTCTCCATTTGATACCAGACTTAAAGGCAACATCAGCTAATGCTACTCTAACAGTTGTAATATTTGACGTAGAACCAAACGGTCTTATAACAGAAATTTTAGCAGGAAGAAGAGTTTGTCCTTCCATGTTGTTAATGGTATCTACAATGTCCGTGGCGCTATCATCACCTAGAATGACAACATGATATGGGAATGGGGTATCATATAACACATGACAAAACATTTGAGATGATACATTTTCATCTTTCCACACATGGCTGCGCTTAAGCATACATTGATGATTTAATATAACGAAGAACTCTTTGTCTTTGTCGTAAGCATCAACAACAGTATTTACAGCCTTAAACCTGTCAATCATACTAACCTGGCAGCCAACCTGAGTATTATCAACATATGTGGCGAAACAGCAGTCTTTACATGAAGTTAAGATTGGGGGAAGCATCGTTTAGCCTTTACGTAATAAATATAGTCATCGTTTAATTGTTTGATTTGTATTTCTAGGCCGTATTGTTTAAACACATCTAATATTCCTCTGAGGGAGTCTATAGACTGTCGGCCACTATACAGTATTTGGTTAATCATTGGTAACGATTGGGAGGCCATATGTATAGTTCTAGCGAGGGCAAAAATATCTACGCCAGATACCTCTATTATGCCATCATAGCGCAATTTAGAAACCAACAATTTTAAACCGGCCAGTCTATTTTCAATATAATCTAAACTATCTCCTACAACCAAGTGGTCAATGGCATTCTTTACTACGGTGTCTATTTGTGTAATGTGAATTTCATTGTCGCTTTGTGGTTCGGTATGTACAACTGTAAGTTTAGTCATGGTAAATATAATGTTCCTTTAAACGTGTTGATTAGATTCTTCCATTCAGTAACAAATTTGTCCATTGGGAAATTGTCTAATATAGTTTGTCTAGCATTAGTTGCCAGTTTAGTGCGCAACATGGGGTTGTTTAATAGCTCCTTTACAGACGGTGTAATGTCTTCAATGTTTTTTATGATGATGCAATTTTGTCTGTTGTCTAAGATTGCATCTGTTAAATCAATAGAATTGGTTACTACTGCACACCCATGAGCCATGGCTAATAACAATCCTCTTGGAAGTGAGTGTGTTGTTGATAGATTAACATAAATTTTACTGTCTAATAGTTCAGTCTCACATTGACTCCATGAAGCGAATGGTTTAGAAAGCTTCTTATTATGACCAAACAACTTAGCCTTGGTGTCATTAACAATTTTTTCAATAAGCGGTTGTTGTTGTTCAATCAGTTGGTAAAATGAACCATGTATTAATACATCATTGGTTCTGTCTCGCTCAATGTCATCTACTACATTTATACCATATGGTATAGTAAAGTCACAGTCCCATTCCTTACTAATTAAAGGATGGCAACCAACACTGATAGCAAATTCACGACTTTGATTAACAACCGCAATGTCTGTTAGATTTAATTCACCAGGGGTAGCGTGGTCTATAATGATTAATGGTAAATGAAATTTGTGAGATAGGTGTCTAGCAACATCAAATTGCTTTAATCTATCGTTGCAAATAATAAAATCAAATGTTAGGTCGTGACCATACGGCGTAAAATCGCTTGACACAAACTGTATAGCGCTACTATCTGATGGTGATATCGGTTCCCATCCCCTGACGGCAGTATCTTGTACACCACAGAGTTGTAGTCCTGTAGATGTAAGGTCTATGTCAAATCCACCATCCCAGAACAGGCTAAATGCTTTGAAATTGTCTGACTTGGTAGATTTTCTTACTAACGAACGTATTTGTGTCATAGTATTTGTTCCATGGTATTAGCTATAGACTTATAATTGTAGCCTTGTAACCAGAGATGATTAGTTTTGTCTGGGTTCTTTTTCCACCTTAGAAATGCCTCTCTCATACAACTACGAAGATGTAATATGTCTACTTCTTCCCAGGTTTCATGGCCAGTATATAGATATGGCAATGGTGGTTGTGCCGCCATGGCAGGTGTGGTTTGACTTTTTACAATCCAGGCGTTTGCCGCATCTGTTAATAAGTCCTCCATACCAGTTTTACCAGTGCCTATTACCATGTTACCAACACACATTGCATCCATTAGTGGGCGACATAAAGATTCTCCACGAGAAGGCATAACAAAACAATTACATCTATTGTGAATGGAAGTCATATCTTGTGGAGATAGATTTTGTACTACTAATAATATGTCATTATATCCCCAACCGTTGTTGTATAGACGCAATCTTTTCTTAAGGGTGCTAAGGTCTTTTGCTACTAATTGATACAACTCTGTTTCAGACACACCAGGCTTATGTAGCTTTAATAACAGTTGTACCGGCTCGGTGTGGTGAAATTCGCTGTAAAATGCTACTAACAAAGCTAGTATGTTCTTACGTTCACTATATTCAGATATGCCATAGAAAACGAAAGAGTCCTCATCGCCTGCTATCGGCCACTGCTGATGACAGTTCTTGATTGCTTCCATATCAACAGGCATGGGTACAACACGTACTGGTACATCTAAACTATCGTTTTCTAAGTTGTGCTTTTCTGTGGTTGACGCTACCCATACTTCATCCATCAGGCTCAATTTGTCCATCCACGAAGTATGTCTTAGACCGGCAGTTTCTAAGAAACACAACCCTATGTTCTTCATACCATGTTGATAATCCATATATGGAGGTAATACATTTTGTATAACTACATCTGGTCTAGTGTCAAAGACCTTTTTTTCCAGTTGAAGAATAGATACTGGTAGTCCTGTTTCATTTGGCAGTCCTAGAAATATTGGCTTAACACTGATGTTATGCTTAGTTAGGGCTAACGCTTGGATATAATCCCGTGCGGCAAACCCCCACCCATCTGTTTGTCTGTACGGACCAATGAACAAAATATTTTTCATTATCGTTTACCACTCTGTTCTTTCATGTGTGCATACTTAATAAAATCTGGTTGGTCTAAGTTGGCAAAGCGACTTTTCTCACAGATGTTTTTATTTTGAGCATAACCACAAAACTGTTTAAAGATGTCTTCACGTTTAACTTCTACTAATTCTCCACCCTTTAGGGCAACACCATAATTTAAGTCTCTTAGGATTTCTAAAGCATGTGACCCAGAGTCTTTGTGTGGTTCATAAATGACATTATGAAACAACCATTTTACAAATTGCGTATTAGATAACTCAGATGGCATTGACT